GAAAAGCATACGTTCGTATTCCTGCATATTTAGAAGGAATGAATTTAGTAGATGTAGATGCGTCTTTGTCTACTGAATCATCTTCTGGTGCAGTAACTGTTCAAATAAGAAGAAAGAGATCGGGATCAAGTGTAGATATGTTATCTACTCCAATTACTATAGACGCTTCAGAAACAGACTCTCAAACAGCAGCAACAGCATGGGTCATCAACACATCTAATGATGACGTATCAGAAACAGATCAAATATATGTAGACATTGATGGTGCTGGAACTGGCGCTAAAGGTCTATGTGTAACCTTAACTTTTGTCATACCATAATGAATTACACATTTGAAATAAAAAAAGATTTACAAACACCTTCACTTAGAAATAGTAAGGCGTTTGTAACATATCCAAAAGAACATTTTGTATTGGGATATAGAATAGAATCTTTCCCAAGACAAGAATATATGAATGTTCACATCGAGATTTTAGATAAAGTTACACTATCTGTTGCTGACGTATTAAACTCTTTTACTGTTACTGAGCAAGGGTTTGCCACAGGCATAATCTCAAATCAAACAGAAATTGATACTTGGATTGCATCCGCTACATTACTGCGTGAGCAGATTAACAATAGTCAAGATGAAGCTGAGATAGTAACATTAAATACTCAAATTCAAGAGCTTGGCGCAAAACCAGACCCTGTTGAGCTTTATGTAAATAAATACTCAGAAGTAATTGAACATTTTGACAATAAAGGTAAATTAACGAGTGACGACCTTATTTGGGCAAGTAACTTATCATTCTTAAAAGATTATTTGTAATGGCAACATATCACGTCGATTTAGTAAATGGTAACGACGCTTCAGCAGGAACCTCTTGGGGTACTGCTTGGAAGACGTGGGCGAATGGCCCAACGGCTGCAAGAATAGCTCCAGGAGATACGATTAAATTTGCAAAGACACCTAACGATGTTTCAATAGGAAACTGTACTTGGACAAACAACTCAACTACTGTCAGTATTCCCACAGGTCTATATAAGGAGGTTCAACAAGCTTCTTCTGCGTGGACAGCAAGTGCCAACGTGACAACAAGTACATCTGCTACAAGAAAATTAGGAACAACTTCAAGCAATTTTGCAGTTGCTTCTGGATTTACTACTGGTAAAATTGCATACATAACAATTTCTGGAGGAGGAACTCAAGATTTTAGTGATTTTACTAAATTAAGCTTTTACTTATACACAAGTACCACGCAAGTAGCAAGTCGCTTACGAATACGATTATGTTCTGATGCCACAGGCGACACCGTTGTAGACGAGTTTATTATTCCGGCCACAACAACGCTTACTTTTACTCCTTTGACTTTAACAAGATCGGGGGGAGGTAATTTAGGATCGAATATTCAATCTATATCAATTGCGGCAGATAGTGATCCAGGAATAGTGACCATGCGACTGAATAATATTATTGCTACTAATGATCTTCAGTTAGATGCTTTTATAGGAAAGGCTGATGAAGTATATTATCCTATTTTAAACATAATTGGTACCAACGTCACATTAGATACTGGTAATAATACTGCTAACCAAGGAACTGTTTATCTTGGAAGTACGTCTGTAGCAACAACATTTATTAAAAAGAGTATTTATTTAGAGGTATCTTCTATCAATCTTTCAGAAGCATCTAATAGTGGAAGTAGATTTATTTATTCTGGAGGTTGGAACACCGCCTCAGATACACAAGACGGGTTAACGATAATGAATAGTGTTTCTATTACTGGAAACTTATGGGCAGTGTTTGATTCTTTTGGTGTTCATGGAGCTTCGTCAATCGGAGCATCATCTAATATGATTATCAAAAATTGTATATTTGGTAATTCGAGTTCTACTTTAATAACATCGAGTAATATAACACTGACAATAGATAACTGTAAAATATTAAATCCGACAATATTTAGCTTAACTTCTTGCTATGTAAATGTAACAAATTCCTTTATTAGATACACGTCATCCCTATTTTCATCTTCTCCAAAATATGTTAATTTCTACAACTGTAATGTTTTAGCGGCTATAGGTTCACTCGGAACACTTTCTTCCGGAGATTATGTTTTCAATGAATGTTCATTCGTAGGAGATTTTCCTGCAAGCTCACCAGGAAACTTCACTACTAATTCTAGAGATGTAACTACTGTACAATTCATTAATTGTACGTCAGCAACAAGTAATATCATTTGGATTACAGGATGCTCAATGACGTGGCAGACCACAATTAAACAAGGCTCTGATCCTGGAGCCTGGGCCTTATATGCCCAAACTGGTCAAATTCAAGGTTTTGACAATCCTTTGTACTTTAAGATAGCAGATATTGCTGTTGTAAGTGGATCAACTGTAACAATTACCGCTTGGATGAAAAAAACAGATGCTTCTAATTCAGTTTCTAAAATAGCCTTAGCTACATTACCGAATAAATTGGGAGGAGTAACAGCACAACGAGATGAACATGGCGCAAATACTAATTGGGAACAATTAAGTATAACCATTAATCCCACGGTAACAGGCGTTGTTCCAATTTATGCTGAATTCTCAGTATCTACAACCTTTGTATATGCTCATGTTGGCTCTATAACGATAACTACTACATAATGGAAACTTTACAAAACATTTTAACTCTCCAGTATTTAGGTAATAACGGGATATTTGCGAACATTGCTTCTTACCCAATAAATACATACACACTAGAGTATAATTATTTTGGACCATTTGTTGCAGTTACAGAAGAACAGGCTTCTTCATTTGTTCCTATTGTGACGTGGTTTATGTAAACTCGAATGTGTCACATCCATTAATAAAATAAAAACTATTAATTTTATTGAATATTTCAAGAGATTAAACCAAAAACAAAATGTTAGAAACCTATTCACTTAAATTATTATCATTACTGAAAGATTCATATGTATTTATTGGTGGATTAATTGTCTCTTTTTTCACGCCTATAGCAGCAATTATATTTACTGCTATATCATTGGGTATTGTTGATCTTATAATTAGACTAACTGCCGTCTATAAGAAAGAGGGTTTAGAGGCAATACAATCTGCAAAAATATACGCTACTGTTCAAAAGTTAATCATGTATTCTTTGTTGATTATTATGATGCACATAATTGATATTATATTTTTACAAGAATTGAGAGTTAATCTCTTGGATCATATTGTTAATAAAGGAACACTTGACGCAACATCAAAGATAAAACTGTCTTCTTTGGTTTCTTTTGTTATTGTAATAAGAGAAATAAAATCTATAGATGAAAATTGGAAATATGCTTTAGGGTGGTCTTTCTTAGAAACAGCAGAGGAAATAATAATTAAATTAAAAAGCTTAACTAAAAATGCAAGAAAAAAATCTATTAATTAATTTGGTGAACACCAATCTTGATTTCTTGAATGAAAATATTGTTTCTCTTATTCCCGACGAATATGCTAAATTGGCGGCCAATGAAGTTGTCCTAAGACTTAAAGACACTGTTGTTGCAGTAACTGACGATGTTGAAAATAAAGAACAACTTAGACAGATTTGGGGATCATTCACTTCGGACCCGGAAGTTACTATTGCAATAGTAGGCTTGCTTTCTTCTGCATTTGAAAAAATCGAAGATGAAAAAATTAAAGTCGCACTTACTACTCTTCTCAAGCCATTAGTACAAACCCTGACCGCTATTACAGATACTAATGTAAAGGATGGTGCTCAAATTGAAAAAATCTGGAAAGACTTTATTAATTCTCCCGAATTTATTTTGTTTCTTTTAGAAAACCTTGAATGGATTATAACCAAAATTATTAAGAATGAAAGATTTAGACAAACCATTCTTAAACTCATTGAGTTGTTTACTAAAAACTAAAATATGACAATCACTTTAAATTCAGATGGGAGTATCTTAACTTTTACTTCTACACTATTATCATCATCTGAAGGTAAAACAATTACTGGTTTGGAGTTGAAGACTAAGCTTAATTGCTCTTCAACTCCAACCACTGTTGATTTAGAAGATTTAATACCGGATATTGAAAACTCTTCGGTTAATCTTTCTTCAGTTGTTTATTATGATGATATAACAAAAACAACATATTGCGATGGTATTTATTATTTTGAATTAAAAGTTACTTATAATAATGGAGAAATAGAATATGAAGGGACAGAATCAAAATGTTTTTTTGTTGATACAGTTATCAAATGCGATCTTCTTACATATTATATAAACACCAAAGATGAAACTGCTTCATTTTATTACAACGCTTTAAAATATGGGGGTGATTGTGACGCCTGTAATTGCGCAGAATTATGTAGCTTGTACTCAGAACTTAAAACACTAATTGGAAATGGCAACAGTAGTTCAACTGACGACGGGTGCTCAAGTTGCTAAACTTAAGTGCCTGTTTTTTAATATGGTCAAAGAGTTAAAAGAAATTGAATGGTATGGTATTAAATGCAATAAAGAAATATTGTTAACAAACATAAAGAAGGCACTTGCTTATTTAACATTGCTTGCTACAGGTTGTTCCTTAACTCACGACTTAGATTGTGAAATAAATGAATTTGTTAAAAAGAATACTTCTTTTTGTATATATACTGATACCTCTTGTGGAGATACAATTGTAATAGTATCGAACGGCTTCATAGGTTAAGATGTACTAAAATCTTACTAACTTTGTACTTTATTAAAAGATAAATAAAAACAAATGAAAGGTACTGAACAACAGTTAATACAACATTTTAATTCTTATGGTAAAACCGATAGTTGGTTAAACTTAGCAAATAAATTTAATATCCTCCCACAAGGAACCAATAAACAGAAGTCAGATAAGGTAAGAAGATTATTTAATAATAATGTTTCTGGTGACTGGGGTGGAAGAATGGGAGAGATAAAAATTCATTCTGCCTCCCAATATGGTTATACGACGGATCCATATAAATATACTGCAATACCAAATCAAGGTATTTCAATTATAATGCCTAAAAAACCAGGACAGGTTCAGGTATGGGATGAAAATGAACTTGGTTGGGTTAATCTTCCACAAGAAACAAATGAGTATCAAGAGTTTCTTAAATGGAAAGAAGAAAAGAACAGGTTTCAACAACCAACTAAAAGAACTTTATCTCAACCTTATACTAAGGGCGATCCCAACAATGTTCTTGTTATTCCTGATCTTCATTTACCTTTTGAATTAGAAGGGGCATTGGAATTTTGTAGAGAACAACAAGAAAGATTCAATTGTGGCACTGTTATTTTCATAGGTGATATTATAGATAATCATGCTCAATCATTTCATGATACTGATACTGAAGGATTATCAATAATTGAAGAACTCAATCTTGCAATTGAAAAACTTCAAGACTGGTATCAAGTATTTCCACAAGCAACAGTTACTCTTGGTAATCACGATAGAATAGTTGCTCGTAAATTATTTAGTGTTGGAATTAGTAAACGTTGGATGCGTCCATTAGGCGAAGTTCTTAATACGCCCAATTGGAATTATGTAGAACAGTTTATTCACAACGGAATTCTTTATGTTCATGGTGAAGGTGGAACAGCAATTAAAAAAGCCCAAACAGAAATGATTTCAGTAGTTCAAGGCCATGCGCATACAGAAGGTTATGTTCAATTACTTCCGGGTATTGGTGGCAATAGATTTGCAATGCAAGTGGGTACTTTAATCAATTTTGACAGTTATGCTTTTGCTTATGCTCAGCGAGGTAAACGTCCTGTACTCTCTTGTGGAGTAGTTCTTAACAATCATCCAATCCTTATTCCTTATGGACTCTAAGCTTCAACTTGAACTTGCTTTTGCAGATATTACTTATAGTGATATTAGTCACTCATACAGAAACATTAAACAAGATAAAACTTTTATATCAGTAACCCAATTTTTAGGTAAACTGAAGCCTGCCTTTCATGAACTCAAGTGGAGTACATGGAAGGCATTCCAGTATAATGGATATACTACAAGTTTAACTAAAAAAGGATTTACTGCTAAAAAAGATGATGTTAAGTATTCTATTGTACCCGGAGAAACAGATTTAAAACCATTTAACCTTAAACCATCTGTTGAAGATGTTATTAAAGAATGGAACTTAGAAAGAGATTTAGGAACCAGTAGAGGATCTTATCTTCACGCGTGTTTAGAGAATCTTGATAAAAGGGATGTTACTGTTCTTGATAATAAACCATACTGCACTGAAAGAGTTTGTAATGTTTTAGATAATGAATATTATCGTTTTAGAGAAAACAATACTTCTCACTATACTTTACCAGAACAAGAAATTCAAGTAAGTTTTGAAACTCTTAATGCTTTAGCAAGAAAGTTTAAATCAGAAAGTGAACATCTCATTCCTATTGCTAGTGAGTTTGTTGTTGGCGATTTAGATTTAGGTATTGCTGGTAAATTTGATTCTTTGTATTACAATCTTAGATCTCAACAATATGAAATATGGGATTATAAAAATGACAAAAAATTAGAAAGATCTAATCAATATGGAAAAATTGCTTTATTTGATTTAGATGATTGTGAGTTTGAAAAGTATAGTTTACAAACAAGTTTATACAAATATATTATTGAAACGAATACACCTATTAAATTAGGAACAAGTCATATAGTACACTTTAAGTTTAGAGATAACAGTTATGACATTATACCGTGTAATGACTACACGGAATTAATAAAAGAAAAATTAAAAGACAATGACGATTGGAAATCATATCTCAAATATAAGGGGATTAATTAAACACTACGGAAGAACTGATGAAAATTATACAGATCAGTTTTTATACAATCTTCTGAATGGAGAAAAGAATGCAGTACTTGAAGATACTTTAATGAAGCAAAATCATGCTTCTGAATGGTATTGGAAACAATACTGTATTAGATTGATTAAAACAAAAGCACACAACTGTGATTGTGTTCCTACTTATCTTGATAAATGTTTAGTAGTTAGATCAGAATATAAACTGCCCCAACCAATAGCTGCGAGAAATAAAAGTTACTTATCGTTCATTACTATTGGTGGAGAACAAATTAATTTATATACGCAAGAAGAATGGTTACGAATAGTTGATTTAGATGAAATTAAAACTAAGCAGTTAGCAGGAACTATTATCAATGGATATTTATATATCTGGAATAACACACAGCTTAAAGCAATTTTAGTTCGCGGTTTGTGGCAAGATGTTACTGATTGGTCTTCTATTCCTTCATGTACTGAAGATGGAGAAGATACCATGAACGCCTGTTTTAATCCTCTTACTCAAGATTTTGATTTAGATGCTGATAAACAAAACTTTGTTTATACACAGATACTTAGAATACTTAATATTCCAATGAGTATTCAACAAGATTTAACAAACGACAGTAATGAATCACTTAAGGTATAATAGAGTTGCTACAAAAGCAATTTATATGAAATACTCTTTTAAGAAAAATCCCGATTTTTCTTTAACTAATACAGTACCAGATCCTTATATTAAATCTTCAGAATGTACAGATACTCCACTATCAATAAGTTATTTTGATTGGAAGCCCATTATTGATGATTATATTAATTGTATTGGAGAAGTATTAATAAGTGGTAACAATTTTAAAATCCCATTATTTATGGGAGAAATTCAATTAAGAAAAATTAAAATGAAAACTGTTATTGATAGAATTGCTTCTAAAAAAGAAGGTAGATCGGTTGAAAGAAAAGGAACAGATTGTGATAATTATGTTTTAAGAATTAAATGGTCTAGAGGAAATAAAGAAGCAAAACTATCATACAAGTATCATTGGACAGCATATGCAAATACTTCTTTATTAAAGAAAGCCTATGCTAGGTGTGAAAACGATTACACATATATAAATAACTTTAGAGATATATAAATGACAAACTATATTCCGTTTCGTTCTATTCTTGGTAGAATTCCAAAACCTCTGTTTAAAGAATCTACAGAATCTGATTTTTTATCTTGGGCTTTAGATGCTTTAAGAAGATTACCACCGATTGCAAGAACAGAATCCAAAGTACAAATATTTGAAATTGTAGATAATAAAGTTTCTTTACCAAAAGAAATTAAATCTATAAATCTTGTTACTTACATGGTAACAGAACCAGATGATCAATGTTGTGATTCTCTTGCTTGTTGTGTAGAGAATCCAGAGGCAGAAGAAACATGGTATAACACAGATTCTATCTGTCGCTATACAATTAATTATAAATTATTCTTAGATTCATTATATTACAATACCTGTTATTCTCCATTAAAGTTCGTTGGTAATTCTTCTTATGTTGTTTCCGATAGTCCCAATAGAAACTGTGAATGTCAAGAAACATATACTGTTGATAAAAACAAATGTTTACACACATCATATTGTACTGGTTTTATTTGTATAGATTACAATGTAGAATTGAAAGATGATGATGGAAACTTTATGATTCCTGATTATCAAAACGTAATTAGCTTCTTAGTTAAATACGCAACCATGAGACATTGGGAAGAAAGAGCTTCTAGTAAAGAAGAAGGTGCTTTCACTCTCTATCAAAAATATCAACAAGAAGCCGAAAGTCAATACAAAGCTGCTAGAGGAGAAATTCTACTTAAGAATGCAGATGTTGATGCTATTGCAGAAGTAGTAAAGGGTGGTTACAATAGATTAATTAAAGTTCCAGAACGTTACATTTATGCTAGATAATTCTTTTACAACTACATATTCTAATGGGTTAAACAAAGATTTAAATTTTCAACAACCTAATGATGTAACCTTTGCACTTAATACCATTAGAGATAATCATGAAGGGGGTAGACAAGAATATCAGTCTGAGCCAGGTAATCAATTTACATTTGCTCTTCCTGATAACAAATCTATTGTAGGTTCTATTTATGGAGAAGACAATGAATTATATCTTTTCTCAACCGATGGAACTTTATCTGAAATTGGTTTGTTTAAAAAAGACAACTATACAGAATTAGTTGTGTCTGATTGTTTGGGTTTTAATTTAGAATATCCAATTACAGGAGAATATAGAGTTAGAAATGGTTGTGAAAAGGTAATTTACTGGTGTGATAAATTCAATCCTGATAGATTCTTTAATATAAGCAAGCCAGAAGAATTTAAAACAGGGGGCGTATTTGACTGCAATAAGTTTAAAGTAAACTCTTCTGTTATTGTTCCGAAAATAGATTTACTGAGAGTAAATGATTCAGGTGGTAATTTACCAGTTGGGTCTTATTTCTTTCAAGTTGAGATATTAGACACAAACGAAAATGTTATTTTCTCTTCTGATATAACTCCACAAACGCCTATTTATGATGAGTCTCAAAATCAAGCATACACAATCATTGATGGTGCTTTAAACATACCTCAATATGATGCTACAATAGGCGGTGTTCCAACAACTACAAAATCCATCACTCTGTCTATAACTAATTTAGATACCTCTTTTTCTTTCTTGAGAATTAATGTGTTTAGAAAGATTGCAGCAACTGGAGCAATGGATGGACATTCTGTAGGATCCTTAATTCCACTTAATAGTTCAAGCATAACTTATACTTATGTTGGTTATAATACATCTGCTGGAGATTTTCCAATTGATGTCAGTGAGAAGTTAATAGATGGAATTACTTATGAGTCTGCTTATGTAATGGAACAAGTACAAGGTAGATTATTAAGAGCCAATCTTAAACAAACTTCTATTGATTATTCTACATATCAACAAGCAGCCTCTGCTATTACTGCAAGATGGTTTACTACTGAATATGAATCAGATAATCAGTTTAGTTTAGGCAACTCAAAGAATCCTAATACTTATTGGTATAAAGTAGGATTTCAAGGAGATGAGGTTTATCTTCCTGGTATTCAATATTTACATAATTCAGGAGAATGGTCTCCCGTATTTCCTCTGGTAGGTAGAGAGGCTACATCCGACGACAATACTCTCTTAACAGTTATCGGTAATTCATTTACTCCACTTGCAGATCAAATTTGGGAATCAGATGTGGATCATATTGCAATTACTGAGTTTGAAGTTCCTTCTGGAACCAAAATAGGTAATAAGATTAAAAAATGGAAAGTATTTAATACCGCTTCTATTATAGTATTTGATGCTACTACTCACCCATATTCTTACGAAGGTAACTTTGCATATTATGAAACGGATGAAACATATCCTAACATTGAAAATTGTGACGGAGATTTAATTTGGGGAGAAGGGATAACCACAAATACAAAAGTAAGATTATTCAAATTTCCAGATAGAAAGTTAATATCCCACATGTCTGATGATGGAGAATGGTTACGTCCTTTTGGTTTTAAGTTTGATAATATTACATATCCTAATGCCTCAATTATAGGTCATAGATTTTGTATTGCAGATAGAACTGAGTTTGATAAAACGGTTCTTGATTCTGGTTGGTCAGTTGGAGAAACTGCTAATTTAGATTCAGGTGTTGATACTATTCTTACAACCGGCGCTTATTTAAATAATACTACAGGAGAGCCTTATCTTAGATTCAATTCTACCAATACTTTATTTAATCAAAGTCTTTTTGCGTTCGATTATTATAAGCTGAATAAAGCCTACACTTTTCAATCGCCTGTTGTTGCAAGTGCTCCCGGAGATTATTTTTCAAAGATACTTACCACAGACGGTACTGTATATTCTATTATACAACCAATGTCTGCTCAAGATAATGTTAATCCGAAAAGAACCAACTTACTTGAAATAAACAGTGTGCTCATTGAGCCTGGAGAAACATCTAAGTTCTTTAGTCCTATTGGTAAGAATATTAAAAGCTTAGACACTTACACTGGAGATACAATTAGTTTGATCCAATATAAAGTAGAAGATGTAACTTCCATAATTGGTAATTCTGAAGCTTTAATTACAGCCTCCGATTCTTCAACAAATACACAGCTGAGAGTTCATAATTTTTATACTTATAAAAAGACAAATGTAATTCCTTATAAGTCTTTTCTATCTAGAAATTATAAATATCTTCATAATAATCCAGTAACTATATCAGACCCACAATACTTTTATGGTGGTGATACTTTAATTTCTAGCGCTGGTTCATTTAGACAATATCAACAAATAAGCGCTTTTTATGCACCTTGGTATAAACATCATTTTGAAGAACATGATGTAAATACTGAATTAAGAGTTAGGGGCACAGAAAATCCTTTTTTGTATTTCAGAGGTTCTGATGACGATAATTATAATCTAAATAAATCTACAAACAGTGAAATTATCTTAGCTAATGAAAATAGAATTCCTGAATACTATAGATTAAACACTGATTATACGGTGGATAAGTTTCAAAAAGGAAAATCTACTTTATCTTTACAGTACGATTATTGTAATCCTTGTCAAGGTAATTATCCTAATAGGATAGTATGGTCACCTAAGTCGTTTGACGAAGAAACATTTGATTTGTTTAGATTAAATAAAGTGAATGATTATTTAGATCTTCCTGCACACAGAGGAGAAATAACAGGTCTTGGCTACCAAAATAACCAGCTCTTAGTTCATACTAGAGAAACTACGTTTATACTTCAACCTAATCCTCAGCAAATATCTACTGATCAAAATACCGCCTATTTAACTACTGGTGACTTTTTAAGTATTCCTCCACAAGAGTTAGTTCAAACTGATATTGGGATGGCAGGATGTCAATCTAAACAAAGTCAATGTAACACACCATTCGGACATTGTTGGGTAGATCAAGAACGAGGTGAAATATTTAGATGGGATGGTAAATTGGATATGATATCTAATAAAGGATTGGTTCAATGGTTTAAAGAATATTTACCTTCTGAATTACAGAATGAATTCAGTAGAGTAAGAAATAATAAATACCCATTTACATCCACCCTTCTTCAAAAAGGTATTGGTGTAATAGTTTATTATGATCCAAAATACAAAAGACTGTTAATAACCAAAAGGGATTATAAACCAATTAATATGGTTTTATCTCCAGATTCGATTGCTCAATATAATACATATTATTACAACAATCAATGGTATGGAGTAGATGATATAGATTATGGATATATACCAGTAACAGCCTATGACCCCAATTACTTTGAAAATAAAGATTGGACAATTAGCTACTCGTTTTTAAATGAAACATTTACTAGTTGGCATTCTTATATTCCATTTTATTCTTATTGTGACGATAGTCATTTTTACACAATGAATACTCCATCTATATTTAAACATTTACACTACAATAATTATCAAACATACTTTAATGTTAAGTATGATTTTATTATTGAGTGGATGAATTATAGTGGACAAACATTTAGTGAATCTAATTTATATTATATTGGACAAACACATTTGTGGAATAGTGCTAATAAACAGTTTACATTACAGGATAAAACATTCGATAAGTTTGTTATTTACAATGATAATCAATCTACAGGTCTTCAAACTCTTGTTCTTCAAGATCAACATACTAATCCATATCAATCAGTAACCACTTCTCCGTCTACTAAATATGTTGTAAAGACAGATCAAAATTACAAAATAGGAAATGTTTGGGATATGTCTAATGGACAACCTACATCAACTAAAGATTGGAGTAAGATTAAATTATATACTGGTTACATAGATCAAGTAGTGAATACGGATGTTATTAACTTTAATAAATCTCAATATGATTATGGTAATATCACTGATAAACTTGTATACACAAGACTGTTCTTTAAACCAAACGAAGACTATCGTAAAACAATTGTTCTTCAAACATCAAATAAACATTTATCAATAAGATGAAACAAGATAAATTGAAACTAAGGGGAGAGAAGAACTTAGTAAAAGCAATACAGAAATTGGTGAATATGCCAGATGGTGGATTTATTTCAAATTTAATGACTACTGCGCAAGAATCTACTTTTGTACAACCCAGACCTTTACAACAACTTGGTACAACCAGTCAGATTCAATTTTCTCCCGAGATGATGGGGCAAAGAATTAACGAACTCGGAATAGAGTTTTTAAGTCCTACAAAACCTAAATACCATGATGATTCTGTAGGTGGTTCATTTAAATCAAGAGCACCAAGACTTCATTTTAGAGAAAAATCTTTAGGTGGTAATTTACTATCTACTGCTGCTTCTTTTATTCCAGGTGTAGGTCCTATACTTGCTCCACTTATTGGTTTAGGGGATCAAATGATGAATCAACCAAAGACTGTTCCAGAACAACAACTTATGGAACAACAACCTAATAATAATATTTATGGTAACTTTGCTAAAGGTGGTTTTATTAATAATGGCTTTAAGCAGTTTTCAACCGGATCTCATGCTTCAGGCAATGACCAACCAATAGATCAACATGGTAATACAAACAGCAATGCTGTTGCCACTGTTCAAGGAAAAGAAAATTCTTTCTTAATTGATGGTAAACCATTTATTATGTCTGATACTTTGCCCAATCCAACAACAGGCAATACATTTAATGTTGATGCTGCCAAAGTAAACAACCAATATAAGAAAGCAGCGTATTTACCAGAAGATAAAAACGCATTAAATTTTACAATGAAGAAATTAGCAACTTTAAATAATGCAATGAGGGCAATGACAGAGTCTTCTAAACAAATGGCTGCTGGTGGTTTTCCTGGAGATCCTGTTAGGAATAAACCTTGGGTAGACGCTAATGGTGTGGTTCATCAACCAGATGTTACTGATCCATCTATAATAAACAATGATTTAAATGTACCAAAGGCAAATGATCCGTTTAATATTAAAACTAACGCAGATTATCTTCCCGGTAATTATACTACAGATGATTCTTCTGATTTAGCAACAGTATCTACTAACTATGGAACCCCTTTACAAACGGGAAATAATTTAGCAGAAGTAACTACAACTAAACATAGATCAAGCGATCCAACAAGATTTGAAGGAACTATTGATAGATCGGCTTCTGCTGCTGGGGCACTTGATTCTAGGGGGGCCAATGCTATTGCTTTAGGTCTTAAAGGAGCAGGATTACTTAAGTCTGTTTTTGATGCTGCCGCTCCTGCAGAAGTCGAACAACCAATACTTCCTAACTATAATAAATCCGATGCATATATTAAATCTGCAAACATTGATTATACTCAAGCCAAGCAAAATGCTTTGGGAATATCCAATATTGCTGGCAATTCTAATAGGTCTCTCAGCACTAATGCTGCTCAATTTCAAGGTAGAGAACAAGCAAGATTAGCTAATCTTCAAGATGCTGTTGGCGGTATATCTCAACAAGAGAACAATGCTAGGTCAGCACTTAATATGCAGAGGGGTCAGTATGAACAGGGTAAAGCAATTGATACTGCTGGAAGACTTGCACAGAATAGAATTAACAATCAAATGAACGCCGCTAATTCTAGATTTGCTGATGAAAAGCTTTTTAGCGAGTTAGGAAATATTGGAACCGAATTTAACGAATACGCGAACACCCAAAAGCAAATTCAAAATAATAAAGAATTACAAAACTTTTATACAACACAAGGATTGGCTTTAGTTAATTCTCGTACTTCTAATTTTCAATTAGCTTCAGATATTGTTGAAAGACTTAAATCTGGTAAAGCAACAATTGACGATTTGGTAAAAGTTAAAATTGAAGTAGACAAAAAAGGAGGAACTAATGGCAATTAATCGTTATGACCGCTTCACCCCAAGGGACTATCGCTGGGACACCTACGTTGAACAGTTGCCCCAAGTAGATTTTGAAGCTTTTGGAGAATTACTTCAACAGCAACAGGGGCAATTTGATGCTTACAATACTTTACTCACTTCCAAACTTCCCAAGTATTTGCCAACAGAAGGAGATCAACAATTATATCAGCAATATAAAGCAGATGCTAATAATGCTGTTAATACTGTTACTGATCTTTATGTTAATCAAGGAGTAAGTGCTGGTAATAGAGCAATTAGAGATGGAGTAAAAACATTTGCACAAGATTGGCAACCGGGTGGTAGAGCAGCAATTCTTGAAGATAGATACATGTTATCAGAATGCAAGAGCACAAATAGAAAAAGAGTTTGAAAAAGACACCAATCCTGCTAATAAATGGTTTGCTTATAAACAACTTCAGAAGCAATTAGCTAATCCTCTTACTTATAATAAAGATACAGGAGAATATACAAGAATTACTACTCCTGAATTATATAAGGATGCTAATATCAAAAAGGGTATTGATGACGCTATTAAAGAAATTCATGACAGTGGAGATACTCAAATAGTTAGATTAAGTCCTTTCTGGTTACAGAAGATTAAGACCGAAGGTAGAACTAAAGAAACTCTTGAAGCAGTTACTAATGCTCTTCTTAATCAACCTGAATATTCTAAACAAAGAGATATTGAAGCCATGTATAAAATGGATGGTGTTGATCCACAAGAACTTGCAAAACGTAATGGTGAAGCTTTAGATAAACAATATACTCAATTAGAAACATCTATTGGTAATGCAAAATCTAAAGAACAAATCAAAGCATTACAAGATCAATTGATTCAACAAGGTTATGATATACAGGCTGATGGACAAATGGGTAAACAAACTCAGGATGCTATCAAGCAATATCTTGATAAACAAAAACAATCTATTGAGCAACAAAAATTAAACTTTGACCCTGTTCAATATGGTAAACAAGCAGTTAATCAATCTTACTTAAACTACTCTAGAGCATTTGCTAATCAAAAAAGAGATATTGATTTAATTTATGATAAAGCAACTGAATGGCAACAAAGGGCTAATCTTGAAAGACAGAAAACTCAAGCTATTATTTCAGAGATGCAGGCAATGAGAGAACTACCTTCTGGTAAAGTTCTTGCTACTCCCGCTGATGGACAAATAATGGAACAGTATTCTAAACTTAGAGATAAATCGGTTGAAGATGCCAATGCTGCTAAAACAAACTTAAACAATATTTTAGCAACTAAAGATAAATCAGGAACTTCTTTTTTAGATAGAATTGGTGGTAATCCAAACGATGTTTCTTTCTTTCTTAATGCTTATAAAACTAGTGGTGGTAATCCAACTAAGTTTGCTGCAGCACTTGCTGCTAATCCTGCGTATGCTGATAAAGATGCTAATGCATTGTTTAATACAATGACTACTTCTGCTCCTTCTTTGGATAGTGCCTATTCTGTTTATCAACAAGCACAGAATAGAAAGGATCTGTTTAGTCAGTCAGATCAAGCATTAACTGCTACTTATTTAAATACACCAGAAGGTAAAAAAGCAATTGCTGAAATTCCAAAAAATCTTCGTAAGGAAGGAGAAACAGATCAACAGTTAGCTGATAGAATGACATCTAATCCAGAAGATTTTTTACAAAAAGGTGCCGCATTTGGCGGTAGGGGTTTGATAAGCGAACGAAATTCAATGGGAGAAAATGCAAAAGATATGAACTATGCTTATAGATTTTTAAAGACAAGAGACGAAGATGTTAAGAAAACTCCTGCCAATTTTGCTAATTCTATTAACGCCTATACTATTATAGGTTCGTCTAATTCTACTGTAGGAAACTTTGGTGAATTGTTAGTTCAAGATATTAGTAATAAAAACTTCTTAGGTTATACTTCAGAAGGTAAACAAGGATTGATTTGGAGGGATGAAAAGAATAATACAACGGATGTTAGTAATAAAAATTTAACAAACGTTAAGTGGGAAATGACTACTCTTGGTGAAAATGGTGCTGGCTATATGTTTACTGCAACTACCAATGATGGTAAATCTGTTAGGACATTTGCAGATAGAATACCAGAGACACACAAAGATGCTGCTCGTAATGCACTTATTGGTGCTAAAAAGAACGCTAAAGAAACCAATGATGTTGCTGGCGAACAAGCAATTACACAAGGTCTTGCTGTTCTTGATGGGTATGATTTTACTAAACCTGCTGCACAAAACACTATTAATCCTCATGCTAAAAATACGGTTACCAAACCATTGATATTTCCGGCAATGGATGCTAGTGGTAATCCTTTAGCCGGAGGTTCTGTTCAACAAGTTCAGGCAGTGCCATTAGAAGATGTAGAAAAAGGAGATAAAGTATATGGCAAGTATGTAACCACCGATGAATTTGGAAAGAAACAGTATATACAAACGTTTAAACGTTTTGATAAAAACGGAAATCTTCAATCGGAAACGGTAATCAAAAATCCAAAAGGTGGTTATTATTTTAATAACGCACAAGATATTGATTTCAATATTGAAAGTAAATTTTATGATCTACAAATTCCTGTAGAAAACAACATTCAAAAAGTTCCAACAGGACAATTACTCAAAATGGAACAAATAATGCCATTTTTAAATGGATCAATAGACGGAACAGGAAATGAGTAAAATAAGAATACCAATCACACAAAGTCAATTTAATCCTTTTCATGAAGAGGATATGATAGATAGTCTTACTGGTTATGATCCACACAATGGGCCTGCCAGTAAGACACCTATTACTAATCAGTTTAATGGACTTGCTTCATTGTCTAATGTTAAACTTCCAGACAATGGACAACAATATTCATTGTTAGGTAATGATGAACTAGCGCAATCTACTATTGATGAAAGTGTAGCAGATGCTCAAGGAGGATTAGAAATAGGTGCTAAATTATTATGGAACGTAGGTTCTACCTTTCTTACAGAATTACCTAAGACTTTAGGTTATGTAGGCGGAGCAGTAATTGGTGGACTGGGTCAAGTTGTTGATGGATTCACAGGTAAGGATGAAACTAATTTCATGGATACTATGGTAAACAATAGTTTTGTCAATGCCTTTGAGCAATTAAATGAGGCAGCTAAAGCACAATTTCCAGTACATTTAAGTAAAGATATTCAAGAAGGTGGGTTACTTGCTAAAGCAACAAGTGGACAATGGTGGGCTAGTACTGGTGCTGATGGAATTGGATTCCTATTATCAATGATGGTTCCAGGTCAATTGCTTAAGGCTGCTGGTATTGGTAATGCAATTGGTTCATTAGGAGAAGCTATTGGTGGAGCAAATAAAATTGCTGGTAAACTTATTAGTAAAGCAGGATTAATTGGACAATATGGTAAAGCAACAAATAGTCTTATTAATGGTGGAGAATCTGTTGCTGCTGCTGCACTTAATACATTTAGTGAATCTGCTGCTGAAGCAGCTAATACATTTGATAATGTAAAAAGAACCGCATTAAGTCAAGGAAAGACAGAAGAAGAAGCAAATTTAATTGCAGGTAATTCTGCCGCTGGTGTTTTTAAAGCCAACATTCCTTTGTTGTTAGTAAGTAATATGTTAGATGAAAAATGGTTATGGAATGGATTTGGTGTTGCTAAAAAAGAATCAACATCTCTTATATCTAAATTACTTAAAGATGGTAAGTTAGATACCAATGCTATTAACGCTATTCAGAAAATGGGATGGAAGGAATTAGCAACTAAAGGTGTAACTAACTTTGCAAAAGAGTTTGTTAAAGAGGGTTTCATTGAAGAAGGTTCTCAAACTTTACTTCAACAACAAATAGAAAAGAGTGGGTCTAATGGAGTAGTTGATGATTTAGGTAGAGTATATGCTAATTATTTTTCAGAAATAGCTAATAACAAAGAGATGCAAGAATCTGTATTCTTAGGTGGTATGTTGGGTGGTGGTATGTCAGCAGTTAAAACACATAATGAGGTTAAGAACTTTAACGATCAAATGTTTGGTACTGAAGATTATACTCCAACTGGCATGGCTAGATTGTATAGATCATCTACTGTTAAGAGTCCTGGTATTGCTCAACTTCTTAATAATAACTTTTTATCTAATTATAAAACTTTAGCTGATGTTGCTCAAAAAGATGCAGCTGGAAATATTGTTTATAAAGACGGAAAGATGGTTGTTGATGAAGAAAAGCTTTTACAATTGTCAGAAGATAAAGCAGCATTACTTGATGCTAACTATAAATATGATTTAGCAGTTGCTACTGGTAATGATTATCAGAAAGAAGTTCTTGGTAATCAATTGTCTATGAATTACTTTATGCCTTTCTTACAACAAGAAGGTGGACATGAAGTTTTAACTCAACATATTAATGAACAGTTAGTAGAATCTTGGGCGCAACGTTATAACCAATCTACTGGTAAAGAAGCAACTGATAAACAAAAAAATGATTATAAACAAGAGCTTTTGGATAAAGCAGATAAATTAAATACTATTTATCAAGAAGTTAAGAATACACATTATCCAGAAAGATATTTTACTTCTCAAGATCCAGAATTTCAAAGTTGGAAGAATGATTTATTTTACAGTAAACTTAATATGAATCTTCAATTAGAGGCTATTAAAAATACTGAAAAATATATTACTCAAAAAGAAACTGAAGCTGGATTGCAATTTGATGATTTGCTTGACACTTCTAAAATTGATGTTAGATTGCAGGCACAAGTTAATTTTCTTAAGGAAACAAAAAAACAAATTGCTGAAGATAAAAAAATTCTTGAAAAACAATACTTAGAATTATATAGTAAAGAAGGATTACAAAAATCATTTAATGAATATAAAGATCAAAAGAAAGAATTTAAAGAAAGGGTTGCAGAAAATCTTGCGGAAGAAGTTAAAACTACAACCGAAGAAGCAGCCAAAAGAAATCAAACTTTTTCAGAAGATCTTAGACAAGCAGGATATGATGTAGTTCAATTTGATTCTGGAACAAAAGATAATGCGGGTAATCCTATAATGAGAAGTTATCTTAAGGAAACTGCTTTTGTTAAAGATAAAAATGGAAAACGTTATTCTCTTAAAGCTGTTATTGATCCTAAGACTAAACAAGTAACTACTTATATTTATAATGAAAAAGGTGTAGCTCAAAAGCTTACTGCTGGTATTATTAAGTCTTTGGAAATTGCTCCTATTAGTAAAGCAGATTTAGCTGTTGAACAAAGATTGTTTAATCTTCAACGTAAAAAACAAGCACAGTTAGGATTACTAGAAGAAATTGTTAATCATAGAAACAACTTAATTAATGGTAAGCAAGATGAAATTGAAAAAGTAAATACTCAATTAGAAGCTCTTGAAAAAACATTAGTTGGTCTTAAAGAACAACTAACAAATGGTAAAAGTAACTTTTCTAGAGATGAGTTAGAAGGATTAATTTCAAACACTACACAAACAATTAATAATCTTACTCAACGTAAAACTAATCTTGAAGAACACCTATCTAAACTTAATCTTCTTAATGAACAATATCTTTCTATTCTTGAATCTATCAACGATGGATCTGTTAGATCAATTGTGTTACAAAGAAACCAAGTTCAAAATGATATACTTGATCGCATTGGTCAATTAGAAACTGATTTAAATATATCTTCAGACATAGTACAAACTCAAAAAGTTATACTTGCTATTGAAGATCAAATATTTAAAATCAATGATAAAATTGATGAGTACATTAAACTTAGAGATGAGTTACAAAAACAGTTAGATGAAGATACAATCTTTAAATCTCTTGCTGTTCTTGCCGCATTCAAAAAAAAATCAAGTTTAATTGATATAAAAGAGTTATTTAGATATGCTAATCTTACTACGAATAGTTTTGTAGATAGAATTACACAGTATGTCAATAATGGTAGAATTGTCGATATATTTTCTGATGTTGATTTAAAACAAGGATTGCTTCGAAAGGCAGGAAGAATTGCAATCAATCTTACAAATTTTAATCCACAAATAGCACAAAAGTTTTTTGGAACAACTACTCCTACAACAAAAGATGTTTATAATTATATTCTTTCTTCTTTAGAAGACGCTTCCAGTATTCAAAATGAGTTAAAAGTTAGTCTTTCTGAAAGAACTGCTATGGAACAACTAATTGTTTCTACTAATCAACAAATTGATGATCTTAATAAACAATTAACTGAATTGTTTAAGGGATTAGAAATTCAAAGAATTAATAAACAGTTTATTGTGTTAGAGGAATTAATTAAAGAAAAAACTCAAAAGAGATTTCAAGAGATTCTTGATAAACAATTAGAACAAACAATTGAACCAGAAAATATTCAACCGACAAGTACTGAAGAACCTATTCAGCCAACCGATAAATATTTTGATGAGTTCTATAAGCACTCATTGGGATCCAACTTATTTGCAACAACTGGATTGCATATTTTATATGACCAGCAAAAAAATGACGAACTTATACAAGATGGTCCAGACAAAGGTTTACCCGTTCAAAACACCTCTCCATATCAACAAACATGGTTTAAAGTATTAGATAGATTAGCAACACAAGATAATATTGGTAATTATAGAATAATGATTTATTCTCCTAATTATACTAATCCAACAACTCCTTTAGATATTGCAATTCAAAACAATAATCCTAATGGTAATGATCCTTTAGACTTATTTGCTGTTCTTGTTGATGATAAAGGTAATGTTGTTAGTGCTGATCCCAATGGTAATATTATTCAAGGTGGTTCTATACCAGTATTTACTTCTATATGGAAACCAGAGTCTTTATTTCCAGCAGGTAAAGAACCAAGATTAGCAATTAACTCTTTAGTTAGTAAACTGTTAGTTAAACTCAGAGTTAACACTAATGTTGATATTGCTAAACCAAACTTTAGTCAAGGAGATTTAAATAAGATTCGTACTTATTTTAATATTCCTGAAACAGAAGAAGTAACTTCTGATAGAATAATTCAAGGTGCAATATCTGATGCAAAGAAAGAATATACTAATTGGTATAACGAATCTGTTGCTAATAATAAAGCAGGTAAACAAACATTTGTTAAACCTGTTTCTATTACTAAAGGTAAACCACTTAAAAGAAGAAATGTTGAAAATAGAGAAGTACAATGGAATCCTGTTCTTGATAACACCACTGTTAAGCTAAAATCTAAAACATTTGGTCCAAAACAATTGGAAGGTGGTAGATTAGTTTCATCAACTAGTGGTGTAGTTAGAATTGGAGAAGGTGCTGAATCTTATAACGTTAAAGTTAATAGAGGAGATACTGTTCTGGTTTTAGATAATGAATCTAATGTTCTTCAACTTAAGTCGCGCAATATTAATCAACAAGAGATTGAGGTAGTAATGTACTTACTGTCACTTGCTAATGATAATATTCCTGCTGCTGCAATGTCTGTTCCTTTACCCGAAGGAATGTATTTTCAATTTGGAGATAGAAAGATTCAGGGTAATGTTCCATTACTCTTTAGTAAAGCAAACAAGAACTTTAGTTTGTTGCATACACTTATTTCTTATGGTAGAAAGAAAGAGAATGAGGCTCAGCCTTTAACTTCTAATCAACGTAAGGGTGAAATATATGTAGCAACTAATACTAAAACTGTTATCTATTATGATTGGGATGGAACTAAACAAACTACTTCATTAGAAGATTTAACTAAAGCAATTAATGAAGGAAAGTTTAATAATTATAATGAATCTGTAACTAGATTGTACAACTTTTTAGCTAACAAACGATTTAATATATCTGCTGGGTTAGTTGCTACCAATACTTTATTTCCTCAACCTAAACTTGTTAAGCGTAGAAATACTCAAGGTAATATGATTTATGAATTAGATTGGACAGCTAAGAAAAGTTACTATCAACATTTACTTGAGGGTCCAGATGCAGTTCTTACTACTAGTGCTGTTCAACATCCAAACTATCCTAGTTTTGTACAACGTAATTTAGTATTTGAACCAACAACTGTTCAAGTAGAACAGCCTGTTGCTACTACAACTAATTCAGTTGCAACAGCAGTAGATAATACTCCTGATCCAGTTTCATCTGGGGATGCTTTTGTAAATAGTGCCTATGAAACACAACTTCAAGCAATTAAAGGTAGAATTAATTCTTTTAAAACATTAGAAGAACTTACCACTTTTGTTGAGGGGAAGTATAAAACTAATATGGATACTGCTAGAAGTAAAAATATTGAAGTTGATGATATTGCTTTATTAGATAAATTAGTTCAAAAAGAGATTGCAAGTAAAACTAAAGAGTTAGACACTACAGGGCTTGCGACAATGGGTTCTGCAATGGCTGAAGATTTAGGATATAGTATCATGAAAGCAGATTTCAATAAGAATAATTCTTTGAATTTAGATATAAGAAAAGCCACAAAAGAACAGAAAGATAAGTTAATTAAAGATGCGGCTAGATTAGCTAAAGAAGTTGATGGATCTCTTACTGTTACTGATGATTCTATCATACTTAATGGAAAAGTATTATCTTCTACTTTTCAATTAGAAGAAACTAGTTTTGGAGAAAGACCAAAAATGATTACTTTTGAAACACGAGATTTAGAAAAAAAGAAATCACCATTACAAATATTAGAAGAAAATTCTCCTATTCTTGGAGAAAACACGGAAACAAATGTACCACAATCGTTTGGGTTTGATAAAATTCTTACTCCAGAAGAAGTGTTAAAACAAAAAATAATGAACAATCAAATTCAAGTTGAATGCTTATGAAGACCTGTACATATTTTTACAATAATAAAAAATACAGCAGAGATAGATTACTTAGAGTATTGATTGGCGAAGGACTTAGCTTGGTTAGCAATGATCAGGCTGAATCTATTCAGTGGTTAAAGAATAAGTTAGGAATGACTGATTCTGAAATTAAAGTAGTTGAAGGATTGATTGATAATAAATCATTAGGTCAATTACAACAAGATAGTTCTATTCTATTATCTGAATTTGCTTTTACATCAGTTGCTTATCACGAAGCATTCCACAGAGTATTTAATGGATTCTTAAGTCCTACAGAAAGAAAAGAATTTATTAGTCAATTTAAAGGTCGTAAAGATTATAAATCTTTAATGGAAAAATATCGAGATAAATATGGTAACAATGAAAATCTTTTAATTGAAGAATATCTTGCTGATGAATTTGCAGATTATGTTCTTTCTGATGGGAAGATGAAGATTGAACAACCAATGAAATCTTGGTTTCAAAGACTGTTAGATTTTATAAAGAAATTGGTTGGATTAACACCTACTGATATTAATACTCTTTACAGTAGAATTAATAATGGTAAATACAAAGGTAAAGTTAAATATAAGGTTGAAAGATCTGCAAATAAAATACTTATTGGAGATCAATTAATTGGTGCTGGATTAAAGAATGAGATTGTTCAATCAATTAGTACTTTAATGTTGAACAGTATTATTAAATCAGGACCAACATATTTACGCAATTTTATCAAACATCCTGAATCAGTTAATGGTTGGAATACTTTTAAGGGTGCTGCTAATGCTGCTGCACAATTAATTAGTAAAACTAATGAACAAATAGGTAATGCTATTGCTGTAGATATTATACAAGCTATCAATAGTGGATCAACAGAAGATTCAAGATTGTTTAGTTATGTAAAAGAATATATTAGTAACTTGGGTATTGATCTTAGTGATGAAACAAATATTGCTGAATTAGAGAAACAAGAATCATCAATGTCTGATAATGATTCATATACTGGTGCTAATGGAGAATTTAGTTCTAATCTTGAAATTGATCCTAAAACTAATATGTCTAAACAAATTAAGATTGTTCTTGGTTCTTTGTATGATAAAACTAATCTCAACTCATTGGGTTTACCGACATCAATTCAGTGGTCTACAGCATTTAATGAATTAACCCAACATATGAGCGGTGTTCCTACTGAAGAGTTTATGAATGAATTAAGTCTGTTTAATAAACCATATGTTGGGCAATTATTGTCTTATATTAATAAAGACGATAAAGATACTTTAATCTTTAGAAATGACTTTATTAGTACAATGGCTAACACCATCAACAACTTTAATATACTTTCTATTAAAGAAGGAAGTATTTATTTGTTTGATGCTAACGTTAATACCAGAACTAGTAAAGTAAAACAAGATTGGCAGAACGGTTTACAATTGGCAATTAAATCTTTTGATTCTTTTAATGATTGGAAGAGTGCAATTAAAGATTTAAGTAAGAAAGCTAATCCATCTCTTGAAGATTTCAAACAGTTATTTGGTATTGAATTAAGTAAAGAAATTATTAATAGTGTTGTTTATAGCAATGGTGGAAATAACTTCTATCCTGCTGATGTATTTAGACAAGTTGCTGAAGTAATTTCTAAATCTAAGTTTAGTGAAACTAATCAACCTGATTATACAAAGTTATTTAGAGAGTTTGATATTGAAGGCTCTATTAATAATCTTGCTGGTATGCAATCTAATTATGAGAATGCAGTAGACATGATGGTTTATGCAATGAGTAAAAAGTTATATGGTGTAGGTCTTAATACACATATGACTACTCAAATCAATAGAACCAATTATGCTATCAGTAAGTTTACTCCCGAAATGTCAATTGAAGATAAAACAGCATTACTTCGTAAGTATGCTCCCTTTGTCTTAACTAAATTTAACGAAGATTCTTTATATCTTCAAAGAATACTTGAAGGTAAAAAGATTAAACTTAATATTATTTACAATGCTCAAACGGAATTAGGAGAAGAATCTGAAGTTAGTCAATTAGACGAATCTGATTTATACAGCCTTCACCTTAATGCTGTTTTACAGGGAACCACAATGTCAATGAAACACTCTGATAGATCTACCTTCTTTGGTATATCTTTTGAGGGGGTTAATGAACCATTTATTGATCCGTTTGCAGTAGGTGTTAAGAATAAAGAAGGAATGTTAAATACACTAACTAACTATTTAGTTCAACAAATAGAACACGAAGTAGAAGTTAGTAGATCATTTAATGAAGATAATTATCAGGCAATTCAATATTTTGCTGATGGATCTAATAAACCCGGTTTAAGTTCTATACTTGGTGATACTAGAGCATTAGAAGTTCTTAAAGGAAGCGAATTGAATGATAATGATAGAAGAGCAATTGCTCTTAAAGTTAGTGATTCTTTTTCTGCTTATAAGGAGGAATTAGAATCTTGGGGTGTGCTTAATAACAATATGGGTATTAATGCTGAATTACTTGCTCCTGATAAATATGCAGGAGATGTTGATTTTATTATTGCTAGTTCATTTGTTAATGAAATTATAGGCCATAATGAGGAAGCTAAATTCTTTAGTGGTGATCTTAGATCATATAAAGATTCGGTAGACTTGTTTAAAAGACTTGCTGCTATTTCATCTACTGGTAAATTACTTGTAAATGACCAAGCAACTAATGATTTTATTAGACAGGAAACTGCTAAAACTATTATTCAGTTTTATAATCCTGAAACAAATAGAGTTGAAGAATTTAATTACCCCTTGGCCCCAGATGGTCAAATGAGAGGTCTTACTGTTAAAGAAAATGAAAAGTTTGAATCTCATTTAATACAACCGTTAGAAAGTAATAGTGGATTGACTGGTAAACCGGAAAGTAAAATCTTTATGGTTTATGAAGTTAATTTTGCTAAAGACTTTAGTTTGGATTATTCTACAATGGAAGCATCTGAAAAAACCAGATGGGAATCTATTATCAGAAACTATGAATCTAAATATTCAGGAATTAACGAGAATGATGGTCAGTCTTACATGAATATAATTGCTTTTAAGAATTATATGATTAGACTTGGGCAATGGACTCCAGGAATGGAAAATGTATTTAAAACTGAAATGGCTATACTATCAGCAAAATCTATTGAAGACATTGCTAATGTAATCATTACAATTAATGGTCAAGAATTTAAACCATTTGAAATTCCAGAGAACGAATCATTTAGAGAAAGAAATTTAGAAGTAGAAGGCAAAAAAGGGACAGTTAATATGGATCCTTTACACACACTTAAGAGTCAATATTCTGGACCAACTGTTGCTGAATCTTATGCTGCTGATAGAACAGAGTTTGATTTTATGTTTAACTCTATTTTTAAAACATCTTACCATATACTTTTACCTTCTGCCATTATTGGTACGAATCTTCAATTAATGAATCTATCAATGCTGTCCAATGGTGTTGATGTTATTCACATGGGTTCTGCTAATAAAGTTGGTGGTGTAGATCCAAAAGTTGCTGCTAAAAAAGCATTAGAACAAGATAAAGATAATGCAGACTTACAAAGAATTAGTGAATTTGGTTTAGAGTTTTATGATGCTCAGGGTAGATTTAATACTAATGATGTTAATAATCACTTAGATAAGTTTGCTTATTTGGCTGATGTTAACTACATGAAAGATCAGGTAAAAATTGGTAACAAAGTTAAAGATAGTATTAAAGGTTCTACACAGAGTTTAAAGATTCTTATTTCTAACTTGATTGTTAATGGTGTTGAAAGAATTCCTGGAGCACAATCTATTGTAGATAAATATAAAGCCATTATTGCATCTATTGTTGCTGATAATCAAGCAGAACTATTTAAACAACTTGATTACACAGGAAAAGAATTTAACAGTTTGACAGAACTTAGAAAAGTATTAATTGAATCTGCTTTGGCTAAATCAGCACCAGAGAATTTATTTAATGCTATTGAAAACTTTATTGACGATCCTATTCTTGAAACGCTACCTAATAAAACAAAGATTGAGAATATTTTATATTCTATTATTACTAACAGACTTATTTCATTTGATAGGCCAGGTAATTCTTATCCTCAAGCAGCAGTAACAGGTTATGAACCAATTGGTTCTAGAACTCAAACTGAAGTAAAGGATAAAAAAGGTAAACACTTAAGTGCGCAATCTAATCAATCTGTTGTTGCTTTCTACAATCCAGTGTTTGTTAATGGAATATTGACTAAAGTAGATCCTGCAGAAGTAATTATGCCATTACCTGATTATTGGGTAGAGCCAATACTTAGACAATATAACACTCGCAATTTAGTTGTTGCTATTAATAGATTAAATGCTGATATTGCTTCTGGTAAAGTAAAGAATGAAGTTACCTTTAAAGGTCTTCGTATTCCTAACCAGCAATTGAGTTCTAATGATATATTCAAGGTAAAGAGGTTTGGTTTACCTACAATGCAAAACTACATTATTGTTCCTACAGAAATTGTAGTGAAGGTTGGTAGTGACTTTGACATTGATAAACTTTCGATTTACTTTCCTGTAATGAAACCTTTTACAATGAAGGTTGACCAATCAGATGATTATACTAAATTATTGGAATTAGAAAAAGAAATTCTTTTACATCCAGATAATGCACACCATTTGTTTATGCCTGTTGTTGATGATATATTTGCTCAAGATGCTTATTCAGAAATTTATCAACAATTAGAAGGTAGTCCAATGGAAGAAGAGAAATCTATTTTTAGTTCTTTAACCCCACAGACCAATGTAAACAAATCCATTATCTTTGTTAAAGGTAAACTTGGTGTGGGTATTGTTGCAAGAGATATTACCGGGCAATCAGTTGGACAAGCAGATGGATTAACTATTAACCAAAACTATATTACTATAGAAGATGGTGAAAAGAAAACTAATCCTACAATGTTGTTTTTTGAAGGACTTGAAGATAACTATTTTTTAAGTAACTATACTTCTTCAAGTAATAGAATTATATCAGAGGTTCTTTCACAATTAATGACTACGCAAGTAGACAACGTGAAGAATCCAGTTGGTGTAAAGTTAGGTATCAATATGCAAACGCTTTCCATTGTTGGTTATTTAACAAGAAGAGGTATTGATCCTAAACTTATGATTAAGTTTATTAAACAACCTTTGATTCTTGAATATCTTAAAGCACAAAAACTCAATGAATCTCTTATTAATAAAAATAATGGAGATGAGTTAATGAAATCTCAATTGATTGAGAAAGTTCTTAGATCTAAAGGATATAGAGAAAAGGTTCCATATACTGTTGCTGCTTTAGGTGATTGGAGAATTAACAATGCTGAACTTAATAAAGGATTGACCGAACGTAAGTTCGATCAAGAACAATTAAGAATGTTTTCTTATTTTTTAGAACTTGTTAATCAAACTAGGATGTTTAGTAAATGGACTAATGACCAAACAGCAGATACTACTGGATTAAAAGATAGATCTTCTGTTGAAGCAATGATGCAAAACAAAGAAGAATCTATTCAAGGTGAATTTATTGATCCCGTTCTTCAAACACTTATTAGTGCAACTGGTGTAATTTCACCATTTACTAAAGCAAGAGATAATTATGATTCAATGTGGTCTGAGTTTTATTTTACTGTTAACTCATTATACAAAGATAGAATACTTGCTTTTAAAACTCAACTTGCGGGATTACAAAGAACTAAAGCAAAGAAAGAGAAAGCATTATCTACAATTGATAATGATTTTATTTTATTCTTTGTTCATAATTTTGCACTAAAAGATCAATCTACTTTTGAACAATTAACTGGTAAAACAGAGGTACCATCTTTGGCTCAAAGAATTAAAGATGCTAAAAAAGTTTATCCTGATAATTTAGTTCTTAAAGCATTCTTTCCTATTGTTAAATCTAAATTAGACGAAACTGATAATCAGTATATTGATTCATTGCGTTTATTTGAAAGACAGTTAACTACTATTGACATTAATGATTTTATTGATAGCATGAGAGATATTGCAGATGCAGATTTACAATTGTACAAAGATTTAGTTACCTTTGTGTTCTATCAATCTGGTCTAAACAACTCTCCATTTAACTATAGTAATATTGTTCCAATTGCTAATAATAAGTTAAATAGTCCAGAATATGAAAAACTATTTTCTTCTATTCTTCAACAAGCGGTTGCTAATGCTAAACAAGTAGTTACTAATGATGCCCAAGCAGATGTTGTTTTCGATCAATTTGTAAATGCTTTTCTACATAATAATAAACAGTTTTTACGTTCTAAATCTTACAAATCTTATCCTTATACTTTATTAAATAAATTTGATAGAGTATCTAAGAAGAGTAAGTTGTATGATAATGTAGTTGGACAATTTATTCCTGAACTTGGAAATACTTATATGAAAAGATACAACATGAATTTGTTTACTCAGCCCGATATAGCTAATAATGATATTAAAAAAACTACTAGAGTAAATAATAATTTTCAAGGATATAAGGGGGGTTTTGAGAATACCGGTAAAGGAACATCAGAAGGCGATGGAAAGGATAAGGCAATGAGAAAAATATCTAGATTCTTTATTGGTGAACTTTCTGATGGTAATACCAAAAGCTCTACTTGGACTTCTTTAATGAAAATTAAAAAAGATCCTCTTAGTGTAATTATTAAAGCAGATAAAGGTGGTATATACAATATATATGATGCAAAAGAAGGTAAAATAGATGCCGATAAATATGTTGTAATAACTAATGGACTAGAAGGTAATGCCTTAATTAATGATATTGTAATGCTGGCTCGTAATAGTGAAAGAAAAGGAACATTGCTTGATGATAGAACAAAACAAAGTATTTTAAATAAAAAGAATGAGGGCGCTTCGTTTGTAGTTGGTGATATGCCAAATGTAGATTCTCAATTTATAGCTTATTTACAGAAAATAGGAGCTAAATTTACAATATATCATACTGGAAATGAAAGCCGTATTAAAATACCAGAAAATTATAATGAAGATGTATTTACTCCAAATGAAGAAGTTGGTTTAGATGTTAATGTTTATTTTGGAACTAATGAAAATAAAGATCTATCTAACTTAGCAAGTCGTCCGTTTGTTTTTGAAAACAGAAGATATTATAGTGTGGAACACGCATATCAATCTTTAAAGTCTGGAGAATTTGATGATGTAACTTATAATAAATATAAATCTGGTGGAGTAAAACTTACTGGAAATAAAGGAACAAAAACAGAAAATAATTGGAATCTTAGTTTAATGAAAGATTTAATTAGATCTTCATTATCTCAAAACCCAAATATTTTACAAAGATTGTTAGATACTGGGAAATCTAAAATAACTCACAATCAAGATAACGGGATGTGGAAAACAGAATTTCCTAGAATATTAATGGAACTTAGAGATGAAATGAAAATACAATCTAAACAATTAGATTTATTTACACAAGATATAAATAAAGAAGAAATATCAAAGAATGGAGAAGTTACAGATGACACTTTATATCAAGAAGTATTAACAAATTTTGAAACATACTTTCCAGATAAAGCACATTTTAATAATGAACAAAGAGAGTTTACTGCTCAATTAGTAGTAGATGGAACAATTCAAATTACTTGTAAATTCGGTTAAATATGGAACTATTAATTAAAAGAAAAACATTTTTAGAAGATACTACTTTAGGTGAAATGTATATTGATGGTGTATACTTTAGTTATACTCTTGAAGATAAAGATAGGGGTTACAATGAAAATACACCTAAAGCTATTATTGAAAAGAATAAGGTCGTTGGTAGTTCTGCTATTCCTTATGGAAGATATAGAGTTATTATGAGTTATTCGATTAAACTTAAACGGTATTTACCATTGATACTTGATATACCTTTAGGAAAGGGAATTAGAATTCATTCGGGAACGTCTAAAGACTGGACTAGTGGATGCCCGTTGGTTGGTTTTAAAATGAAAAAAGATAAGTTAGTACTTCAATCGTCTAAAGATGCAGAGAAGAAATTAGTAGACATTCTTGATGTTGCTAATAAAAAAGAACCCTTATACATAACAATTGAAAAAGCATGAGTTGTAAACCAAACAATATTGAAGAGTTGGGTAATATGGTGCAAAATAAAAAAGCATTTTTTAATACCAGCGCTAGTCAAACTCAAGAGGATACTATTAACCATTTGAAATACTTACAAGATAACTTTGTAAAGAGAGATGGTAAATATACAGTTAAAGGAACTGATGTACAATTAGGAGATACTGTAACTACAAGAATTGGAAAATGGTGGGAGAGGAGAAATCCTCTTCCCCAGTCTCCAGAAATGAAAAAAATTGTCAATCAGAAAGCAGAGGTAGGTAATCTAATTCACGATGTTAATGAACTAATTGGTAATGCTATTTTTGATTATGTAGGCGATGTTAATCCAGTAGATTTTATGAAAACAGTTATTCCTTTTGAATCTTTGAATTACTCAGAAGGTCTAAAAAAAATAAAAGAAGAATATGGATATGATATTGCACATACTGAACTATTGAATATTTTTACTGGTGTTTATGAAGTTATTAAACAAGCATATGGTAGACAGAAAGCAATTAATACCAGAACAGGTAATAGTGAAGGTAAACCTTATATTGTATTTGAACAAATACTTATTGATCCTAAAGATGACTTAGGAGGAACTGCCGACATGGTTGTTGTTTATTCTGATAACACTGCTACTATTCTTGACTTTAAAACTAAAATTCCTCGTAAAGATGCCATTGATTCTGCTGGTCAGTTGATTAAAGAAATCATAACTACTAGTGATAGAGAAAGGTATAAAATGCAACTTGGTTCATTATCTAAAATTCTTAAACAGAATTTAGGTGTAAGCAAAGTTGTCAGTGCACCAATTCATTTTATTACTGTTAGATTACCTTGGGATAATGCTAATAAGCAATATACTAAAAAAGTAACTAAGATCTCTCATGGTCAAAAGCAAGATAAGTTTCTTCAACAATTACGTCCTTTAACTGAATCTACTGGATTTGACGATCTTGATAAATTTTTACAATCTATTGATAAACGGCTGAGAGACTTTAATAATAAAATTAAAATTGATAGATCTAAAAGAGATTTATATAAAGATAGAATTGCAGAGTTGGAACAGTCTAAAAGAGATATTCTTACCAATCACAATTTTAATACTATTCTTAAGTATGCTCAAAAAATTGATGATGAATTAACTGAGGATAGAATTGATGGAATGAATATCAATGAATTACGAGAGTATATTGATGAACTTAAAACCTTAACTGTTCTTTCTGATTCTACTTTTGAATATAGAACCCAAATGGTTAAATCCGGACGCAAATCTCAAGAACAAATGAGTATGTTTGTTGCTGAAATTGGTGTTCTTCATGCTGCTTTAAATGATAAAATTGCTATTCTTGAAGAACAATTGTTTAACAAAAAGATTGTAACTTTAGTTGAGTCTGTTACTGGCGATAAGATCACTGACGAGTTTGGTAAAATACTTCCCTTTAATGATGAAGGTTTCTTTAACAGATACTTTAATCAATTAAGTCAGTTTGAAAATCCATTATTTAAAACTCTTAGGAGCAAAATTAGTTCTGCTCAATATGAAACTCGTAATGCAGTTAATAAAGTTATTGAAGATGTTCAAACAAATGAAGATGCTTTATACAATTGGATGAAAGCCAATGGTAAAGATAAACAGTGGTTTGTTGAAACATTTATTGATACTACAACTGATAACTTAGTTAATAAGCTTAGTGATGATTTTCAAAAGCAACTTAAACAATTGCGAGTAGATAAAGATGTTACTAAAATTAAAGAGTTTTATGATTTACGAGATTCCAAAGTATTTGATTCTCCTTTCTATAAAGAACTTAAGATTGAAGAAAAGTGGATTAAAGCATTGTATGATGGTAAGTTAGTTCTTAAGCCATCTATTGAAAAGAAAAATCTAAATACTAAATATGCTTATATTCAGTCTGTTCCAGAATTAGCTAATTATTACAATATGATGGTTAAGTGGAATAAAGAATTTAGATCTATACTTGGTGTTGACTACTTCCAATTGCCCAATAACTTTATTCCTAATATTCGTAAGACTGTTGGAGAAAGAATAACTGATTTGGGTTTGGTTGGTGGAATGAAACAATCTATTGATAATCTTATTAAAGAATTAGATGTTAGAGAAGATGATATGTTTTATGGGGAATTAGAAGATGGTCGTCTTACTAGACGTATACCTCGATTCTTTATTAATCAATTTAAGAATGCAGATGATACTTTAAACATAGGTGAGAAGAGTTATGAACTTGGTAAATCATTAGTACTGTTTGCAAAGATGGCTTATAACTTTAAAGAGATGACTTCTATTGAATCTGAAGTAGTTGGATTGCGTGAATTTCTTATTGAAAGAGGTCAAGAATTTATTGTAAAAAAAGGTAAACATCTTGAAGATTATGTTGGAAATAAACTTACTACTGCTATTGGTGGAGGAGATACACAAAAGATATTTGATAACTTTGTTGATATGTATTTATATGGTATTAGTATTGAGCCAGTTATTGGTGATAAATCAGGAACTTGGGAAAAAAGAATACTTGCTGCTAAACAATACTTCAGCTTAAAAGCATTGGGTCTTGGGTTTGTTCCTGCTATGGGTTCTTTTATTGCTGCCAAAACAAACGCAGTTATTGAAGGTAGTAAAGGACAGGTTTATACTAGAGAACAGTATTTACAATCATTAAAAAACTCTTATGGTGATAGACCTAAGTTTCTTGCCTTAAGTGCTTTCTTTGATCCTATGGGCCATAGGTATGGTAACTTTTCAGTAACTACTCAAAAACAATACGGTAAAGAAGAATTTGGTAATGCAAGTGAACGTAATTGGATTAACAAGTATGTTAATGGCAGAATGTTTATGCGTCCATTTAGTGCTGGTGATGAATATATTGATGAAATTATTCTTGGTTCTGTTGCTCAGAACTATTATGTAGATGATCTTGGAAATCTTAGAAGAATGAAAACAGATGAAGATAGAATTACATTTAAAGATAGATCAATATGGAGTTTGTTTGAATTTAAAGATAATAACGCCAAACTTAATCTGGATGAAGAACAAGTTAAAAATGTTATCATTAACTTTAGATCAGTTGCTCAAGCAATTCAATCAAAGATTAAAGGTACTATTCCAGAAGAAGATAAGGCATATTGGCAATCTCAAATAGTTGGTCAAGTAGTAATGCACTTTAAATCTTGGATGCCGGGTATTATTAAAGAACGTTTTGGTGAACTTAAATACAACTCTAGTTTAATGGCTGTTGATATTGGTAGATACAGGGCTGTTGGTCTTGAGTTTAGCAATGTAGAAGGTAAAGCAACAATGGATTGGTTAAAGGAAGTTCTTACAATTAAACTTGGACAATTTACCAAGCATTTATTGTTTTTCGGTAAACTTGGTAAAATGAATGATAGTAGAACTAAAGAAATGTTCTTCGATCAATGGTTAGAAGAAAATCCACACTATAAAGGTAAAATTACTTATGATGAGTTTGTTGATATTCAACAAAAACAAGTTAAAGCATTAATGATTGAACTTCGCATACTGCTCACATTTGCTGGATTACTTATGGCCCTGCTTGGTGATTGGGATGATGATGGACAAAAAGACTACAAACAGTGGTTGGTCACTCGTAAAATTGCTTCAACATTGTTTAAGACTCAACAAGAACTATCTTTTGTTTATAATCCTGTGGAATTCAGTAAATTAATTAAGAACCCAATACCAATGATTTCATTATTTACTGATGCTGTTAAAGTTATTAGCAATGGTTTTGATGAAACTAGAGATTTGATATTTGGAGAAAATAGTAAAAGTGACAAAACCCCATTCTTATACTATACCAATAGTATGATACCTGGTGGACAGTTAGTTAAGTTTTTAGATATATTTTCCAATGATGTTCAATATGAGTAAACAATATAAATTATGCAAGAATTAATAAATAAAGTGATAAGTTATATGATTTCCAAGAATTATACTGTAAATACAGAAGAAGGATATATTAACATAGTATATTTAGAAGGTGTTTCTTTAGATGGATCTTTAAATAAAGATTTAGCAAATCAATGGAACGATCTTAGGATTCTTTTCAAGTATGTAAATGGAGAACCAATTGTTATTCATGCTGTATCTGCTACTACTGAACCCGGATTTAAACCAACAATTAAACCATCTAATAAAAAAGGAGTTGCTAGAATTGCATTTGCACAGTATACTGCTTGGAAAATGGGTTACCATAAAGCAAGTAAATATGGAACTAAACATCCGGCGCTTGTTCAATGCAAATCTGTCGCTGTCCATAGAGATTTTAATAAAGATGGTAAAAGAACTGGTGATAGATTAGATGTAGGTTTGTTTGGTATTAATCAGCATTCTACAAAAGAAGGATATAAAGGAAGTACTGTTGAAGATTGGTCAGAAGGTTGTTTAGTTGGTAAAGACTGGAATCAACATTTAAAGTTTCTTGAATTACTTAAAACAGATCCTAGATATCAACTTGACAATGATTTTATATTTACTACTGCTATTGTTCCTGGAGACGAATTACCCCAAAAGGTATAAAAAATGGCACTACCTCCATCTGGGGGCAGTGCCATTTGTTTTAGTCTTTCTTTTTAAGCCTATTATATAACTTTGTCAAAGGTTCGGCAAAGAAATATAAACATAAAAAGAAAATTGCTAGAAAAGCCATAGCAGTTGCTGCTGGATCTTCTAGAATTAGATCTAAGATTGATTGTAACATATTAATCGGGGTTTGTTTTATCTAACCTCTCTACGGCTAGTTGATCTGTATAGTATTCTGGATAACGCACTTTTAGTTTTTCAATATTATCTTTAAGGATTGAATCTAAAGTTTGTTCTAATTCTGGAAAATCTGAACCAAGAATAAACAATAAATTTTGACACAATTCAGTCAATTTTTCAATATTAATATCAACACCATAAACGAAGTGTTTTTTACAAATAGAAACAATATCTCCAACGATTTCATCCATGTTCCAATTCTTGGGTTTAATTGGAATAAAAGAAATATTTAATGAGTTGCAAATACCAGAAACATACCAACACATATCTCCAACCTCTTCATTTTGGTTTGTTATATCATTAGCAGAAAGATATTCTAAATATTCACTACCCAATCCTAAACCCATGTGTGCAATATGGTCTTTAAGAGTGGGCATGTCTTTACAAGTCCTCATAGCAAGAGGTGGATACCAAGAGTAGTCTTTAACAGGGGTATTGTTGGTCATTTTCTGATTGTAGTTTGTTTCCGTTATTGAGTGATTGATTAGTTAAATCAAAATCTATTAAATGATTGATATTTAATTGGGGGTTTCTCATTCTTTCGAGTTCCTTCAGTTTTTCTTCTTTCTCTTTTTGACTTGCCTCAGCAAAATCTTTAACTGTTTTTATTTCACTATTTTTTTTATCAAACATTCCCATAGTTAAATACTTCATTTATCATTAGTGGTGGAAAATCTAATTCAAAGTTATTATCAATATCGTCAATAGACAATGTTGTATTAAATTCTGAATTAGTCTTTTTAAGAAAGTCTTCTTTGTAATTTCTATTTTTTGCTAAAATCAATTTGGTAATATTATTTATTTTTTTACCATCTTGAAGAGTAATTTGAGAAGAATATAACCGATCTAACATTGTTCTTTCGTAAATATTAGAATATGAGCCTTGTAAAAAGGCATCCATATCCACACATTCTGGAATTTTCAACACAATCATATGTTGATATCCTTTCATACCAGAATCAAAAGGAAAATCTTTTACATAATAAGGTTGATCTTTCAACCAACTGAGAATATATGTAAAATGAATTCTACCTCCAGTTTTGTCTAAATATGTATCGTATTTAGATTTCCCATTAACATCAAATACAGAATAAATATTATTTTGGTCTAGTTTTCCATTTCCCAATCCTGTTGCCATACAAGCAAGAGTTTTATATTTTATTATAAACTCATCTCCATATAATTTAAGACTAGGGGCAATATAATGTAAAGTTCTATTTTTAAAAATAGTTCCTTTTTGTGGAATTAATTTTGTTTCTCTATATTCCCCTATCATACATTGAAAAGTGGCATATTCTCAATAATTGACTTATCTAAATTGGATAATAACCAATTGAAATAAGCGTAACTCATTGTTACTTGAGTGTACTTTTCTTTTCGCCCATGTCCTTTTGGTGCATTTGGTTTATGTATAAGTAAGAAAGGTAGTGAGTGAACAATATGATCTTTTGGAAAATATTGTGTTGTTCTCTCACTAACCTTATCATACTCTATTTCAAATTTTGGACGATTATTGTTATATCCAGCTTTACACTGAATTAGGAATGGTACATGTACTAAATCAATTGCGCAATTGTCGGCCATTCTAGAAGCCGCTCTACTTGTTTGCACATAAGGAAATAAAAGTTTTAGGTCATTTGCGACTTGTCTTTCCAAACCATGACCTTTATTACGATTAGTATTCAAATTATTTATTTAAAATTAAATGGTGATAAACCGCCTATATTAAAAGTATAAGAGTTATCGGTGCTAAAATAATCACCAAATAAATCACGTGTTGCATAACACGCTCTTGTTTTTGCTTTTACACTACGAATATAATTGGTTAAATATTCGAATAAGAAATTACCTTCTTCTGTTCCATCAGCGTAAACTTCTTGTAATACATCAGTAAGTAAAATCTTTTCTCGACTTTTCATAATACGAGATTCATTTGTCTCGCAATATGTAAGCATTGCATTATAAATAAAGAGCCAGTTGAGAGCTCTATATTTATTTACTGTTCCTGCAGCAACTCTAAATTCGATTGTTCGCTTAGAATCAAATAGGGTTGGAAGATAGTTAAGTGAATAATATCGTCCCATTTGTTCCCATTTCGGCCTATCTTTTTTAAAGTGAATATACAATTTTTTCTCATTATCAAATTTTGCAGGATGACCTTCATGATACAAATCAAGTAATTCTTTAAACGCTCCTTCTGCTGTAAAAAGATTTAATTCAAGATTGGGTAGTACTTTACAATGGTCTTTTCCTTCGCGTTTGGTCGCAAAATAAGTAGCGTCTCTTTTATAAAGAGGGTTTAAGGAGTCCAGTTCCCCCTGCAATCTATAATATAATTGGTAAAATGCAACTAAAAACGCTTTTTCTGTTGATACATTACCAATATGATAATGCAAAGAACAAAATTCGTTTGCTCTTGTATTTTCAATACAATTGTCAAAAATAAGTTCAAGTCTTCTTAAAAGCCCCGGCCCATTAAGAACAGGTGTTACATATTCATGGCCAGTAATAGATCCATCATGTAATGGGAAAACACCCAGTTCGTGTAAGAGGTGTTCTGGAATACTTCCAACAGATGTTTCTATTTCGCAACCGAATGTACGATCTTTAAAGAATTTATCAAACACACTAACTGGCGTATTTTTATGATATTCTTTAAAAACATTTAAAAACATATTGATATTTGGGATTTCTGAAAAATTATATATGCCCGATGGATATCGAGCATATCTTAGTTTTTCTCTTCTGCCCAATACCAATATGTTTTGTTTTTCTCTATTAGACAAACCAAATTGATATTTACCAGTTATGGGGTTGTAATTAGCAATGTTTTTAAGGATATTATAATTTATTGCAAATACAGCACTTCCTGTTCTTGTTTGATAAGGTATATTATCATCTGTATGTTTGAAAAATCCAAATTCTTCACTTCCAGCCTTAGTTAAATTAACCAGACCTTCAATATGATCGGGTTTTCTTTGACAATACTGTTGTTCATCATAATCCCAAATAAGTTGAGGATTTGATGCACGAACTTTTGTTTCTGGAGAATTATTCCAAGGTAACAAGTAGCATTGACCACTATTTTTTACCTTTACATCTCCAATTTTATACCAATTACCATCTATTTTAGCACATTGGCTTTTTAAAGCAGTTGTTCCATCAAAAGTAATAATATCTCCATCTGTAAATTTTACAGATGCTGAAAATGCTTCTGGAGGAACCCCCTGAATAGCAGTTTTTGATGTTTTTTTTCTTCTACTATTGTCTTCCATTATTGTTATTGTTAATTTTTAAAAAGGCGCTTCATCCAAAATTGTTCCAATTAAATCTTTTCTTTTAACCAAAACATATAGTGCTTTTATGAAATCTAATGCTTCTTTATTATCATTACTTAAATCGACGATACCTTGTAATTCAGTATAATCACCATATGCAGTAACAATAAAATCTCTTAGCATTAAATAATCATCTTGTAGACTATCTATTATTTGTTCGTTTGATATATTATTTTCGGTGTCCTGAACACCAACATTAGTCATTGTAAAACCCAAATGATCATTCCAGGATTCTTGATTTACATTCGATTTTTGAGTATTACTTGTATTTGCTGGTAACTGCATAACCCCGGCTTTTTTATCAGAAGCGTCTATTGCAATATCATCTTCTAAATCGTCTAGTAGTATGGCATAAAAATTTCCCTTTGTAACATCAACAATATATTCAAAAATAGAAAATTTATCTCTAATATGGTGTATACCGTGATAAAGCATTTCTTTGTTTTTGTGTAAACAAAGTGTTGAATAATTTTGTTTGCTATAAACAAAATGAGTTGCTTCTGGATGTATATATTGTTTTTGATAATAACTAATCTCATTTTCATAATCTGATTTTTTAACAGCCATGAAGTTTTTCCAAGCATCCCGATCTTTTAGCCAAATACCATTATGAAAAAATAATTCTTCGCAGTCAACTTCAAAATCCAAATTATCCGCGTTTTCGTGATACCATGCTTTACATTGATCTATCTCTCCATGTTCTGTCCAAAAAGTATATTCTGCTGGATTTAATACACAACCTGCTTCATCAATTCTCACTTCACCATTCAATGGTTTACCATTTGAATAATATTTACCAGATTGAAAATAAATACTATCTACCGGATAAAGCTTTCGTCGATCCGGTTCAGGATTATCAGCATTATACGTTACTTTAAGTTCTAACTTTTTGTATTTTCCCTCTTTTTCGTCGCTCCTTTTTTTTCCTACTGTTGTCGTAAAAGGGGCTTGGCTGCCGCCTTGTCCCCGATTATATCCCATGTAGTTTTGATGGGTAGGTTGTTTTTCAATGTGTGATCTATCATAGACAGTATCGGAAATAACAACACCTTCTTGATAAGCAATAAGATGATTATCTGGAAAATAAATTGCGGGATTATCTTTACATAAATCTAAAGCCGTTCTAATGGCTGGTTCTGTAGAAGCAAAATATGTACCGCCTTTTACTTCAGCATAATATAATGGTCTTTCTTCTTCTATTACATCAGAAGTTTGTCTAGAAGCACCTTTCCAGACGAAAAGAACATTTGGTTGATCTTCCCTTGTATAAAAAAATGCTGCGGCACCTTTATACTCAGATAATACATCGAACCCATAATGAGTTATAATGTACCCCAATAGCTCGCTATCGGTATCAAACTTTGTTTTTTCAATATTATATTTTTCACACAACTCATCACAATTTCTAATTGTGCCATTATGTGCAAAATATGCCTTTCTTTCCTTACCTTTTTCGTCAATAAAATTATAACAAAATGGGTGAGCGTTTTCTTTTGTGCTCAATCCTTTTGATGGCATTCTGTTATGAATAAATGCTAATTTTGCATTCTTAGGGTAATCAAACATCCATTTTTTAAAGAAAAAATCGGGAGCACCCATGTCTTTAAAATGATAGTTTCCTATCAATAGTCCAACAGAAGTTTTACCTCTATCTTCTTGTAACAACGTTATTATCTTACCTGCAGCAAAATTAAATGGTGCACGGCCACTATAGCCAGCGAGTCCACACATATTTTTTTAGTTTATTGTTACTAAATAATTTTTATACTTGTGACATTTTCAACATTTTATCCCAAGCAAGCAGTGGAATTTCTTCATAATATTTATCAAGAGTCAAATCACCAAATGATGGAGCACTATTGGTTTCAAGAATAATAAATTGCCCTTCATTATTAACTCGAACATCTACAGCACCCACGTCCAAGCCGACTGCATTAATGGCATTAATACTGGCTTGAACAATTTGATCCCATGTTTTTGGTTTACCAAACAACTCATTTTCTTCTAAAATCCAAACACATGTGCTATCATTGCGCACCCACTTTTGATCTTCTGGTGTTCCACTTTTCAACATTTTTCGACAAGTATAAAAACATACCCCTCGTGAAGATACATGAAGTCGATATTCTTTATTATAGGAATAGTATTTCTCAACAATATATCGACCATATTTATTACCTGTATTGAAGAAACTAATCAAATCTTCAACGTTGTCGTGAAGTCTATTACCTTCTCCACGAGAACCAAATTCGGATTTAGAAACGTATTTAACATTCTTTTTTTCTGCAAATTGGGCAGCAAATTGTCGAATTTCTTGTTCGTTTTCGGGAAGAATCCAAGCACTGGTTTGAATATTATTTTTAGCAAAAGCCCGTTTCATTCGAATCTTAGAAGAACTGGTTTGTACTCCAACAATAGAGTTAATTTCCACACATTTATCTACCATTTTTGGTGGTGTTTCTGTGGTAGAACCCAGGCGCACTAAAATTCTGCAACTAGATTCTAATTGACGCAAAGGAGCGTGGCTTGGGTGCCTTGACAACACCATTATAGGAACTTCTTTTGTACGCAGTACTTTTGCTTTTATTTCTTCTAGTTTTTTCATTTTTTTTGCTTCTGCTTCTTCTTTACGTTTTTTTAAAAGGATGTTTTGTTCTAGATCTTTTGCTGCAATTCTAATATCTGCAAGAAAAAAATTATTTGGAAAGTGTACATCTCTTAGGTTGGAAAGACATGTGTATACTTTATCAGAAAAGTCTCTATATATAGCACGATCATTGTGATCAATATATCTATTGGAATTCAGTTTCATAGCTTCCACTATAGATTTACTTTCAATATTACACATGATTGCCAGTCTGAAAAGCTTCAATGGAATATATGCAAATCCTCTACTTTGTTGAAAGATTGTTCCGAACTTATATCCGAAACATTGAAAATCATTATTCGTTGTAGATATATAAGTAAATGCACCAAGTTCCTCATCTGTAAGGTTGTTGATACTTTTAATTTCTTCCATAAACAATGTAAACTTTTCAGTAATCTCAGCGTGGTTTCGATAATAACTTGGTACAAAAAACAATACATTGTCTACTAATAATTTATTATTAAACAATCCACCTTGATAGTCTGAGTTTAGCCCTAGGAGTATATCATGGCAAAGTTCTCTGTTACTAACAGTTCCATCTCTTTTAATCAAACTTGAGTAAAATATTCTATTGTCGAAATTATTTGTTACTCGATCTTTGTCTCCGATAAGATTAAATACTAAACTATTTGCTTGTGTAATCTCCGCTTCTGATAAGTTTCGCATTGTGTGGTGTTTTATTGTAAATGTATATTGTTACGGTATAATCTTTACCATCTAAATTGACATTAATTTCTTTTAATCCATAACCAGCCCCAATTTCCATAGAATCAATTCTGCTTTTGGTTTCAGCTGTCACTTCTAATAAATCTATAGTAATTTCTTCCTCTGGATTTTCAACTACACAAGGATATGGACCAAGATCATATAAATCAAAACCTTTAATTCGTGTGGTGCCAAGATATTCTATACCGTCAAATTTATCATGATTATAAAATCCTTTTCGCAATGTTCCGTATGCTGCAATAAACTTACTCATTTAAGTTTTTATCTTTTATATTTTTGTTAATGGTCGGTACTGCCGAATAATTTAAAAATCCGTATCTTGTACAGATAGCACGTTCTTTAATTCTGTGTGCCCATAATACATTTTCAATTACTGTAGCTAAATTTGTAAAAACAATTTGATTTTCTCCCAATTTATAACTATTTGTTTTATAATCAACTCCTAACGTTTCATTAGAATAGTGAGTTATTATTTTTGTAATAGTGTTTTTAATGTCGTCTAAACTATCCATTTTGTATTCTCCTCGATAAAAGAAAGCAAAACGAATAAGTTTAAAAAATAACATTTTTCTCATCAGGTTTTTTTGCCACCAAGGACCACAGCATACTTCAAGATAACTATTGTTTTCTGTTAAGTATACTGCCAAACGATCATTTTCTGATAAATTGTAATGTCTATTAATAAGCTCAAACAAATTATTTATTGATTCAAAAATGTTAGTATTTAAATCAACACTTACAGATTTAATCAAAAATGAAAATCGAGTAGTTAATGGCCAAGCAGCAGATGCTGTCACTATATCATGGCATCTATTTCTCATTACCCTTCCATTAGGTAATTGGAAAATTACTTCAAAATAAGGACTTTGATTTCCATTGCAAAACAAGGTATCATAAATATTTGAATCAAAATTTTGCCATCTCTCCATGCAATTCTTCAATTTTTTCGTTTATGATAGATGGTACAGTAATTTTAACTCCGAAGATATTCATTAATTGTTGTACAAGTTCTTCATTACTAGTAGCAATAGCTTCCTGTACTTTATGCCAGTTATATCTAAAATCATCTGGAAGATCTTCCATTTCTGACATACTATTATACATTTCAATTGCTTGAAGTGTTTGGTCGAAAAAGTAACCAATGTGTTCCGAAGAACCATGACAGTTGGCACCCAATGAACGATATTCCATTCGTGTGAGGTGTTCTTCACGAGACATTCTAAAATCTCCAGGAGTACCATACAATTTTTTACGATCTCTATCTCTATCAATAATTACAGAAGGAAGACCGCAACAAATATCCATACAGAAAATAAATCTTTCAATTTCTTCAACTGACAATAAGAAAGGAACACCAACATGAATATGGAATCCAGCACAACGCATATTTCCAACCTCATCTGCGCTCGGTTTTTTACATACACTTCCGGTGTATATATCCCAAGAAGGATCACAACCAAAAATACGAACTTCTGGATCTGCAAGTTCATTTTCATCATATTGCATAGAACTTGATGAAATTATCTGAACATTAGGATCTGTTTCATTAGCAATTTTTTGAAGTTTTCTTTTTCCATACATAATAAAATCAATAAAATCTGTTTTATTAGTTACTGGAGGAATAGTTAATTCTCCATTAACCCCATCTGGTTGTACTCCACAACCTCTACCAATATCTGCTGGATTCTTTTTACTTCCTGGAAAAAAGCGATTTCCACTAACAGCTTTACCTGTGTATTTATTAATAAGACCGAACTCTGGGTCGGTTCCAAATGTTACTTCTTGTAATTTGTTCATTATTTTGAGTTTATTAATGTACGAATGATGTTTTTAACAAGAACATCGTTGTCTAATTCTTCTGGATGATATTGTACTGCAGCAATTGGTAGTGTTTTATGACACAACATTTCAATATTTTTACAAATATCTGATATTGCCAATATATCTAATTCGTTTGAAAGATTGTGTGTAAATACTCCCTGGTGATGTAGACTATTTACTTTCATAGTTTTTGGTATATTATCACCAACAACGGCACCCCTATAAAGAAATCTTGATTCAAATAAATCTTTATCAATACTAATTTGTTCAACCCTCTCTCCGCGCTCCTTTGAAGAATATGGAAATGACCAATCTTGAACAAGGGTTCCGCCAAAATGAACATTTATTTGTTGTAATCCAAGACAAACACCAAAAATGGGTACACCATCGGCAATATATTTTGGTAAATTATTCATAAAAAAGTATTCCCGATATCTATCTGCATTACTATTTCTAAATCCTGGAGCCTGATCATATAGAAAAGAACTTACATCCGGCCCTCCAGGAAGCACAACTAAATCAAGATTTGGAATAACATCTTTATTTGGAAGTAACGGAATAATTGTTCCGAATTTAGAAAAATATTCAAGATAAGCTAAACTAATCCCCAATCCATCCCCCAAACTCCAACATGGCAGGCCTATTTGTTTTTTCATTGCTATTTTTTGTTAATTTGTTAAATTCAAACATCAAATATTTTTGTAATATTTGATTGTTAACATATGTCATTAAAAGACTTTCTGGCAATATTGTCGCACAATTGAACTGAATTGCAAAGCATCCGTTTCTTGGATAATACACCATTTCTGGCTCTTTAAAATTAAGTAAATATTTAAGTGGAACTCGTTTATAAACTTTTTCCGCTCTATTTTCGATAAGATATTCAAACCCCACCGCTTTTTTTATAAAATATTCTTTTTTACTAAAAGCAATAAGTTCAAAAGATTGAGATTGAAGATTATATGGAAACATCATTTGCGTATGCTGAGAAGGAACATTCGAATATACATCGCCCGTTTTACAATCTTTGATCTTGTGAGGAACATTATGATGATTAACAAATTGAATAATATTTCCATTATTCAATGCTGTTAATAAAATAGCTCCTCTATCAATACCAATTATGAATTTATCATGTCTTACGGCTTTTTTATAAATTTGAATTTCCAAATTATCTCGTTCTTTGTTATAATCACTAATTAATGGCTCTTGATTATATAATGCTGGATTAACATTAGATCCTAGTGAAAAAACCACAATGTCTGATTCAGTAAAATTAGACATTTGTATATTTCCATAATTTAACCACCTTATAATATACTCTGGTGTTGTACTAGAAATAATTTCATTTTCATCTAATGGAGCAAATGGATTTGCAATATATACTTTTAATGCCTTTTCAATTTTTGTTTTATGCATAATGCAAAATAAAATTAAGCGTTAGCTCTTTCATTTAGTTTTGATGTAATTCCAGAATATAGACTAAATTTGGAAATATTTGACGAATCTCTTACACTAGTATCTGCAGAAGCGGTATCAAGTGTTACTGTACTGTTATTGTGAAATGTTACTGTATTACCATCTACCCATACTGGAGAAAGATCATCTGGCTCTTCTAACATCATTTTTTCAAATTCTTTTTGCTCTAATGTTTTTTCATCGTCCCGTTTTTCTAAAATTTCTATTTCATTATTAATTATATCATTAAAAATAGTTTCATAGTAAGCTAACGATATATGACATCTAATTGTTGATACAATTAACTCATCTTTAGTATAATCAATAGTTCCCTCGTTTAATCCATTATAGTCAATTCTTTTATTAATAGGATATACTTCTTTTGGATCAACCAGTTCGTGTTTTTTAATAATTTCAGAAATATTTGGTCCAAAGCTTTTTAAGAAATCTAAACTTTTTATAGATTTTGTTAAAACTCTATAATTCGTATTTCTATGTGAGAAATTATGTTGAAAATATTGTCTTCTTTCATCTTGAAAATATAAAACTTGTAAGATGTCTCCTTCTAAAGCTGTTACAAGTCCAACAAATAGTTTATTTGTTGGTTTTCCTTTCTTAATAATTTGATCGCCTGGATCAAATTCAATTAAACATCCCAGTTTAATTTCTGATTTCTCTTCTGTCATTATTTTGTATTATTAATTTTTTTGTTAACTCAATACCATACTTTTGTACAGTATCATAAATATCTTTTGTATCTATATCTAAATACAACTCATTAAAATTATATTTTTCTGCAATTTTTTTAGATGCTCCTATACCAGCAACATCATTATCAAATAATATATATATTGTTTTAAAAATACTAGTTAAATATTGAATAAAATCGTTTGGTAAATATGATCCTTCATTTTGTAAGGCAATAGACTGATAACCAAGTTTATAATTTAGAGTCAATCTATCTTTTTGACTTTTAGTAATTATTAATTCATCTGAAATAGATGAATAATAATCAACTAAATCCATTCCAAATACATCATTAATATCACAATTACTATACCATCTATATTCAAATTGTTCAGGAAAATATAATTTAACGTGATTGCTTTTTGGAAAATAATAAGCAACCGTAGTTGTTTTTTTAGGATTATAAATACAGTTTTTTCTGTATTCACCTCCTTTTCCAATCCAGTAATCATCAACTAAAAATACTAATTCTGTTTTTAATATTTCGTTGGAAAGATTAAAAAGATTGTCTTCGTTCCATTCCTTAAATGTAAATCTTATATCTGGTCTTTCAGATATTACGTTTTTGCGACTTATTAATCCGATCTGATGTTTAATATCAAAATCATTGCTTATAATGTGTAATGATTCTTTAAATGAGCAGCCGTTAAAATATTGAATAATATCAAATATTGACCAATATAGTTTTTTATTAAACATTGTATTTTCTACAAAATACAGAAGTCCGTTATACCATTTAAAACGGCATCCCGGACTTCTATCATGTCTAAATGGACTATGGTAATTTTTGTTTAATTCGGGATATATACCTAAATATTTTAGAAACAAATCTTCTTGGCTTACACTGTTAATAACATCAGTATAGTTAACATTAGGTCTACACCCTTTAAACATCATTTTTTTTTAAAATGGAAGATCGTCGTTTTTAATTCCACCCGGCTCTACAATGGGGTTTTGTGGAATATTATTAATAACTTTGTCTTTATCAAATTTTTGAAGTTTGATAGTAAACAGATCGTTTGATAATGGATAACCCTGTTGTCCTTTTTCATTAACTAGAGTAGTTAATCTATTATAATGATAATCATCAATTTCACCAAACACAGTAAAGAACGCTTCAGGTTTAGTAATAACAGTTTGTCGATGTTTAATTACACCATCATTATCTGCTTTTTCTTTTACCGCAAGAATTAATCCAATCTTATATTTTTTAGCAATACAATGTTGGACAAAATCTTGAAGACCTGTAAAATCTCCATTATAAATATTTTCAGTAGACATTCTATTGTCAATCATGTCTTTAAGCCATTGGGCTTCAGGAGATGAGGGTTTATAAAGAATAAACCTTTGCATAAAAGTCCACAATTCTTGTTCTCCTTCTTTTGCTCTTTGAAAGTTTTTAAAATCTGGATACTTTTCAGCAACCATTGATTCGTCTGCAGCCCATTTAAATTGACCACGATCGTTAACAAATTGAATAGAACCACTCATAGATCTATTATCTTCCATTCCCATATTAAAAGTAATTTGCTGAATAATATTATTTCCTTCGGTTGATTTCAACCAAAAAGTAACAGGACGACTATTACGATCTCCCATTGCTCTAATTTCATAATTAACATCAAACGGATATTCTCTACCAGTGATTTCTTCAATTTGTGCTTTAGATGGGTTAACTGCCATAAGAGCAAAAGATGTTAATCCCGTCCAGGGGGTGTAGCCAGTGCTACCTGTATTTGTTGATGTTCCTTTGAACATAAGTTATTGTTTGGATTAAAGTTAAATAATTGTAATTTGGAGATATTATTATTCTCCATTATTGTAAGAATCAATTGCACTTGATACAAATCCCAAGTCATTAGGGATATAAAGATTAGGGAACATTCCTACTGGAGATTTAGCGGGTAATACTCCATCGTTATTAGTTGCAAATTGATACAACATTTTATTGTTAGCACCTTTTTCAACTTTTGTATAGAGAATTACACTAAATAAACCTTCAAGCGTGAGGTAATCATCGACCATCTTACCAACAGTTTTCATTTTCATTGTACCTGTATTATCCTTTTCAGGATGCCACAAAAAGTACACTTTTAAATCAGAACGTGCGTTTCTTACACATTCGATGACTTTGGCAATATTAACACCAATATCTGCAAATTTACCATAACCATTTTCTTTTGCTCTGCGCATAAACTCAAACCCCATAATGTATTGGCCATCGTCAATTACAATGTTTTTGATGTCTGGTCTGTTACCCGAAATAAAAGTAATGGCCTGAGCAATTACATTAGCGTCTGCTGTTTGTAAATAATTTCCACCTTTGCTAATCTCTCCATTATACATTTTTGACCAACCTCTAAACGGAAGATCTTTTCCCGCAACATTAATTACTATTGTTTCTTTGGGGTTTAACCCAGTAATTCCAATTTCTGGAATTTGACCATACGAAGAAGACTTTCCTTCTCCAGATGGACCTACTACTGCTATGCTAGGCATATGATTATAAGACTAAAGTACTATACTAATTCTAAGGCCGCAAGTATTGCAGCTTCTTCACATTCTTTGTAAGAAATATAAGTTTGTTGTGCTAAAACTTCAGTAAAAGTAGTTTTATAACTGCGTTTTACTACATACCACCAAGGAGTATTAGATGCTCTTTTGCACATAATTTGAATAAAAATATTTTGTTCATCCCTCAACCAATCAATCACCCATTGTTTAAATATGTTTTCATGAGGATATCTATCATTAATCCAAATATTTTTACTTTTTAATTTCAGCCGTACTTTTTCCGAAATAAAAAGCGATGGTAGCCTAAAAGAATGAATGTTTAATTTATTTTCCATATTTAAAATACAAACTAGTTAAAATAATAATCACCACTACACCAATTGCACACCAGATTAACACTTTTGAATAATCTGGTGGTTCTTCTTCATTACCTGGTTTCTTCTTTTGTTTTGGTCTATATCTAACATGATGATGCCGAAAATCAACCGTTTGATTTGGTCTTACAAATCCCATAATTAACTACAAATGTGGATTGATCCTGGAGGCCCCAATAGTTGACCACAACGTGGACATTTATATGCCTTCAGGAATAGTTTAATAAATTTAATTTTTTTCATTCTTTTTTTTACTTTTAATGTAATTCTTCTGGTAATGGTGAATTCAAAATAGAAGTATCATCAACAACAACATCGGCACTATGCCAATATGTTCCAAACGCACCCTTTTTTCCAACTACTACTTGCTTTAAACAAATTGCTTTTTGTTTTTCACACATCTCAATTGCAAATCTTTCCAAAAGTTCTTCAATATCAACATCATAGAAATCTTGATCGGCATAGTGGGTTGTCTCTCTTTTAATAGACGCTACCAATTCTTCTATTCTTTTGCTCATTTTTTATGGTTTAAATAAATAGGATGAGTATAAGCTAAATATTTATATTTTAATTCACCAATAATATCTTTATATTTTTCAACAACTTTTTCTGAGCATTTGTGACAAACCCACTCACTAGTTTCATGTAAAAATAGTGCTTGAGAAACCATAGAGTACATCCAAAAATCCTTTTCACTAGCGGCTAAACAGAATCTAATTAATTCTTCTGTATTCATGTTTCTTTATTTAAAATATCCCAAAATTCTTGTGGTAACCATACATTTTCCAATTCCATACATTCTCTAAATAAAGGTGCTATTTGCTCTGGTGTATAACCAGCTAATCCACAACCTATTTTAGTTACATAAAATATAGAGTTAGATTTTAATTTTGCGTATTCAGTAAATCTGGAGACATAAAATTTAATAATATTTAAAGAATGTTTTTTAATTCTCCAATCTTTAGTTGGAATACAAAACATATTTTTCCATATTCCGAAAGAAAATGTCATTGGTAATCCCCAATTATGATGTGCAAATTTAGCAAATCCAGCACCATGTATTCCCGATTCATTTGTTCCAATAAGAACTATTGGATATCTGCCTTCTTTTGCTTCTTTATGTAAATCTATGTTTTCCGGAGTTATTCTATTGTTCATAAAAATATACAATTAATATCATTAGAGTAAGTAAACTGATTGAAAGAGTAAAACCCAATACTAGACAATCACCTCTACTATCTTCTTTAACGGTTTCTTCATTCATGGCACTTCTTCACTATTATATTTGGGTAATACTTTGACTATTACAAAACGTGGTTGAGTAGAAGTAAATAACTTATCCCAAAATCTACCAAGCATAGATTTCTTAGCAATGACAATAGTATACTGAAGCAACTCTTGTGCTTTCTCAGAATCTAATACTTCGTTCTCCTCAAGAACTTGCACAAATAATTCTCTAGCTTGATTTACAAGTTCAATAAGATCTTCACGAGTTACTGTGTAAATATCATTGCTCATCGTCTGTATAAATGTTTAATGGAATTATAAGCTCACCATCTTCATTTACTTTAAATCCTCCAGACTCATGAAGTTTTGTCATATCTGTTTCTACAGTTCCGCCGTCTGAAAATTTCAAATGCTGTTCTCCAAATTCTGACCATTGAATAGCAAAATCTATAGCCTGTTGCTCGGTTTTAAATCCTGTTAAAATTACTTTAAATTCACTCATTGTTTATTTAGTTTTATTTTACACAAATCGCATAAATAGATAATCCATCCAGAGGTAGGTGAAACATTACAATTTTTACATCCACACTCTTGACAAATTTCTATAGATTTTCTTTCACATTGATCTATTAACTCCCAAATCTCAGGTGTTGCTATATGTACATAAAATCTTAATCCCCCAAACTTTTCTTTCATTTGAGAACAAGTTATTTGAAAATCTTGTTTATCACATTGTTTTTGAATTTCTGTACATAGTTCATTTACTAAAGGAATCCATGTTTCTGGTATATGCCATCCAAGATTGTAAATATCTCTATTGAAAATCTTAGAATATTTTTCAATTAATTCTTCTAGATTCATGGATGTTTAAAGGAATTTCTTTCCAATTCATTTCTTCTGTTTAATGAACTCGGCTAATTCTGGGGTACCCGGCTTGGGCAATTCTTCATATCTATTACCAACACCATCAAACCACATAGCTTTGGTTATATTTGGTATACCGTTTCTATGTTTAATAACATGAACTGTTCTAAAGTTATCTCCAAAATCTTTCATGTTATAACCAAGATAATTCTGTAACTGATACTTCACTGGATTATGAATACCAATATTTACCATGTAATCGCGAGCCACTAGGAGATTGTCACCAAGCTTAGATTCTGATGGTTCTAACTTACCCGCTTTAAAATGCTCAACGTTTTCCCCAGCCATCTGTTGTTGGTGTACTGATACAGCAATACAGTTATATCTCTTAGTTACCATCTTAACCACATATTCAGACCATTTACTAATAGCTTGATGTAAGTTAAGTACGGGACTAATTTTATTTTGTTCTGGTTCCAATAGACCTATGTGGTCAGCAACCACTATAACGTGTGTATCTGGATTATGATACGCAAAATCAGTTCTGGTAATATCATTTCCAAACTCATCTTTTGTGGTTTCTCCTTTAACAAATGTTCCTAAATCTGCTAACTCTTTTTGTATGGTTTTCAATAATCCTGTTGGATTACCAATGTCATCATATACATGAATATATTGTTTCATGTCATCAATTTCTGGAATCAGAGAATCAATTAATTCTTTAATTTCATCTGTCATTCCTTCATGAAATCCTCTATATTGATAATACGTTAGTTTTACATTATATTTTTGGTTAAGCATGTCTAAAAGAATACTTGTCCAAAAATAATCAGCACTTTCTTCTAACGCAAAATAAATAATCCTTAAAGGAATATGATTTTTTTTGCAGTATCTATATGGGTAATCAACAAAAGAATATCTTGCAAATTTACTTTTACCAGAACCTGTTGCTCCAGTAATACAATAATAAGTACCCTTAATCCATCCTGGAAGATACTTACTTAAATCGGGATATAATCCCTTTATATCTATAAACTTTGGTTTCAATAGTTTAATATTTAATCATTCTAAAATATTATGTTACTTTTAAACTATTGTTACGTTTGTCCAGCCTTCAGGTTTAGTTCGTTTTCAAAAATGATTCTCATTAATATTGTGGCATTGGTTGATATCAACATTCCGTTTTCAACTTCTTCTACTAAGAGACTTTTACGTTGAACTTTGTATCTTGTACCCATCCAAGTAAAATATACATCGTCTTTTCTATCGCTATCTTCTATACTAATTTTTTTAGAATATGGTAATGTAAGCCGTATTAAACCCTTTAATTCTTCTATTGTTAATTCTTTCATGTTATACTAATTTGTATTGCTCACTCGTTTCCCCCATATCTTCAATGACCATGCTTAGTCTACTAAATTCTTTTCCTTTAGCGTCATCTGCATAAATAAAGTTGTCTGCTTTACTTATGTATTGTCTGTCAGTATTTTGAATATAATAATTGGCTGCTAAAAGTACATCGTCAAATGTATATTCAGGATTATTTACTAACCATCTAACCATATTACTATGACAACTTTCTCTATTGCCCATTGAACCAAGTCTAATACCCTTAAAGAGTTTACGATAGATTTCAATATCAAAAGATATATTCGATATATCTAATATTTTATCTCCATCTTCTCCTTCAAATAATGGTATTAGAACTTTAATGGTTCTTCTATCAGAAATATAATCTCTTGCAATAATTTCTTTCTCTATTAACTGTCCAAATTCCTTGTCGCTAATTGTACAAGGAACCTCAAAAAGTTCGAGTTTGCAAGCAATTAAAAATAACAAAACAGAATCGTCAAACCCTAAAGATTTTAGATATAATCTACTATTTTCATTCAAGCGCATTACAATCCACTTCTTTAATTATAGTATAACATGTATTGCCACTATTTTTATTAAAATAGTCATAAGCCAGAGTCCATCCACATGCTTCTAATCCTTCGTAAAGAAGTTTATGTTGTCCATAAGAAGACATAAATTGACACAATGCCCTTGTTTTGTCTTTATTGTATCCTTCAATATAAGCATCTATGATTTTACAATCTTCTTTTTGTGTTGTGTATTGATAATTAACATTCATTAATATAGATGCTCCACAACAAAATGGATATGACAAAATAGAAAACTCAATAAATATACTATCTGAAGACCAAATTTCAACACAATCGCCAACTTTTGAAAATTCATCATACAGCGGGATAATAGTAATATTTACAGTTCTCCCTTTTAATTTAAAATATTTAATTGTGTCGTCTATATATTTCTGTTGAAATGGTAATATGTGCTTAGACTCCTGTCTTTTTAAATTCATGGTTTTTCTTCGTTTAATTTGTTATGAATTCCTTCTGCTAATACAAATGAAAAATAAAATGGTAATAATATACCCACAAATATACCTGATCCAAAAGCATAAATTATTTGATATATTCGTTTTTCTGGAAAATTTTCATCATTTGCTATTGACTCTTTTACTTCCAATACAATGTAATTAAAATATACAATTGCTATAAAAAAGAGTATAATTTTTGATAAAATTTCACTCAACATAATCTTCTTCTTTTATGTCATCTAACGTTTTTGTTTCCTCTAGTAAGAATCTTTTAGATTTTAGCTTAAAAGCTTGTCCAGTTTGATCAATTGTAATTACAATTCCTTCGGCAGGAACTTTATTATTACAATACTTACAATCATCTTCTAAGAATTCATTAGAAAGTTTATCTACAAATTCTTGTCTCCATTTAAGTATTCCTTCATAATTACCAATTTCATAAGTATATGGATGATAGTGTGTAGCTTTACCAAAAAAGATTTCTGGTACAAACTTCAAATCATTTGCTTCACAATATAACTTAGTTTGTTGCCACCCTAAAGTTATTGTAAACCCGTCAACATTAGTGTAAGTAATTTTATATACTACAAATTTATAAAAATTACCTTCTTCTTGAGTACACCCATAATCATAGTTCTTTTGAATTGCTTTGCCACTATTGGTAAATCCGACAATTTCACCATACAAAGTAATACCTTTTTCTAATTTATCTTTATTATCTCTAAAGACTTTACCATGTATATTCCCGTCATAATAGTTTGGTAAATCATTACTCCATTTATTTTCAATCCCCTTAAGAACTCTTCTGCTAGAATACATTTTACTATATTCTACGTTTACAATTTTAACACCCAACCAACGAGCAAGTTTATCTTTCCATCCAAGTTTGCGTTTAGTAACTACGTTAGCCAATACAACTGAAGTTCCATGCCATTTATTAGTAATGCTAATTACATCATCTGGCCAGAAATTACTTAGGTTCTTTTTAAACGGTGTAGTATTATTATGAAATTTAAACTGATCTTCATATAACCAATCTTTTAACTTAGGCCTCTTTGTTTTAGGACCAGTACCACTATTTCTTGGTTCTTTAATTATGGGTACATATTTTTCACAAACGAGAGTATCATCAATTGTATCAAATTCATCATCAATAATTGCTTCTAACATTCTATCTGCAACAGTAATGTCAAAGCATTCAAAGAATACATCGGCTTTTACTAACCAACCTTCCGAAAGTACCTCTCGCAATTTTACCGCTCTAATTCTTCCACTTTTATGAATATATCCTTTTACATTAGGATCTTGATTAAGTGTTTTATCTTCAAAAACATTAAGTTTTGATAAAATATTTGTGTTTATTTTTGTTTCCAATGGAAAATAAATACAAATATCCCCTTTTTGATAGTTAATATTATCTGTAATTACATCCATACCATCAACTCTCCAAATAAGTAATCTATCTGCATTTGGATGTTGAAGGTAATCTTCCAATCTAACTACTTTTGCAAGATAATTAGAATCTTTATTTTTTATTCCCAACATCTTTTATAGTTTTTTGATGTATAAATATTGTTTATAGTCACCACGACAACCATGTCTATAGTTTGGATATTCTATTAATTTTTCAAATCCATTTTCGTCAAGCATTATCATAAGTTTTGGAAAATCTTGTCCGAGAGTAGTTATTAATGCACCAACACCATCTTCAATTAAATGGGGTTTAACTATTTCTAAAATTTTAGAAAATGTTTTTGGTGCGCAATTTTTATACCCAGACAATATCATAGATCCACATCCTGATTCTGTATCAGTTATAGAAAATCCATATTTTTGCCTAATATTTGTGTGCCATCTACCAGTAGTTACAATAACATCAACATCGGCTTTTTCTTTTAATTCTTTTACAATAGAACTCATACATTATTAACACTTTTTAATTTATTTTTAATCATTGGTTGATCTTTCCAATGAACATCTGTTTGTACATGATTTGGTCTAACATATTTTGCTACATTGGTGTCAAAATCTTCTCGCATAAAACTTCCTATGTTTCTTACGACATATCCTTCTTTTTCTTTCCAGTTTATTCTATTAGGAAAATTACCACTCCACACTCTTGAAAATAATCCCAATAATTCTAACTTACAAGATTTTTCTAATATAGGTACAGTTGTTAAACTAAGTTTATTACACCAATATTCGGTTTCTTCCCAGCTCAAACATACATTATTCATCCAAATATTAAATACAAGAAAATAAGATTGAAGATCATCATAATAAATTGAATGTTTTGCGTACATATTTTCTCCACAAATAATCATATTCTCTGGGATAAGATGTTTAATGTTTCCCCACAATCCTTTTACCCAATGTTGAGATTCATGATCTATAGAATCTACACTTCTTGCCCAAATACTATCTTTAGTCATAGATGTACACTCACCATCCATTTTTTCTGTTATAATTAATCTTTTGTTTCTAAAACAAGATATTGATTTTAACACTTTATCTTTATTTGTCCAATTAGACCAGGGAAGATGTAATGTTCTTGGGTATTTTATCATAATTAATCAAAATTCTATTCATGAATATTACAATTAAAAACATTACAAAGTGATAGATTTTCTAACCCAACACGTTTAAATGTTTCATAAAAATCTTCAGAAACATCGTATACCAATACGATATTTGCATCAATGAAATCTTGACCAGTTAAGTAATTATCATAATCTTCACTAAATTCATCACCATAATTACCAAGATAACCAATCAAATAAGATTTTCCTTTTTTAGGCTTGTCATAATCACTAACATAATCAACCATATTTTCACGTATCCACTGCTTTTCTTCTTCAGTTTCTGGTGCTCTGTGCCACAAGTCTCTTTTAGTGCATTCTCTATTAAAATTATTCCAAGCATCAACTTTTTTTTGATACTCTGATAATTTAAGTTCGTAATTTAAATCTTCTTCTCCTAATTTTGAAATCTTCCAATTTTCAAATTCTAATTCTGTAAAACAAGCAATGGCTGGAACATTAAGTTCATCAGCAAAATCTTGATTAAATAGCAATAATTTATACATGATGTGTTGTTATTTGCCAGTTTATAAATTGACAATTGGCTGCAATTGCCGCACAATGATCTTGCGCAGTTTCATCTTTATTGTAAATTGGTTCTCTACCATCTAATAACATTCTTAAATCTACTACATGTCTTTGTAAAGCATCTAATAAATTATATATGTTCATTGGTTTTTTCCAATTACCAACAGGATATTTATCTTTATTAACATTCAATCGTTTTGCAATTAATGCTATAAATGCTGGATCAATTTCTTCAAAAGAAACTTTTCCTTCTAGTTCTTTCTCACCCATATTGTTTAAAGTTAGGGCGGCATTTCTACCGCCCATATTTTATAGATAAATAAAACATGCCCCTAATAGCAGGATACCAATAACAACGACAGCAATTAACAGATATGTGTTTATATTGTTTTCTTCTGTTTTTTGTTGTAATTCATCTACTATTTCTTCATGATGAATTTCATAATCATCATAGATATTGTGTTGATTGTCAACCATAATGTTACTTTTGTTCTGGTAATCTTTGAACATATTTTACTGTTCCATCCTCTTGAGGAACTTCTTCAAAATTAATAACTTTAAGAATATATGTCATTCCTGTAGAACCAGCATCTTTTGCAGCAAGATCTAATGCCGCAGTAATAATTTGAAGTTTTGGGTCAACAAGTTTATTAAGTTCTTGAAGAATCTCTTCAAGTGTAAACAACTTAATAGGAGATTCGTTTTCTTGTGTCATTGCCACCATTGTAGCTGACTTTGCTTTGGATGCTTTTGCCATCTCTGTTATGTTTTGGATTAAATTTTAAAGTTTCTCTGCATTTAGCAAGAGAGTCTAGAACAAGATTGTGTTCTGATAATAAGTCATCATAAGACATTTGACATTCTTTTATGTCGAATTCATCTTCTTGAATTCGATTTCTAAGATCAACTGCTAAAGAATCAAGCGTTTCGATTTGATTTTTTTGAAATTCAACTTCATTTTTGAATCCAACCAGATTGTTTATTAAAAATAGAAACACCAAGCATGAAATTACAACTATCCATTTATTTATCGTGCTCATTTGGAATTAATAGTTTAAAATTGTCTTCTCTTGCCATGCAAGTGCAGAGTTCTCCGTTATAGATTACTTTCTGACAATTTGGACAAGTAACCAAAACAGGTTTCTTTTCTTCTTCTTTTTTGGTATCGTTTTTACTTTCTTTTACGACCATAGTTCAAGCGAACATTTAATATTAAATTATGTAATATTTCTGCATCAACAGATTCTGGTAAATCACTATTCTCATACAATTGATTTAGATCTATTAAATCTTGTCTAGACTTTTCAACCAATTTTGATAATTCTACTTCTCCTTTTCTAATAGCTAAGAGATAGTCTCTATCTATTTCACGATACACATTTATGCGACGCTCTGTAACAATCTCTTTAGCCATTGTTAACAACCTAACGCAATGCAACATATTTTTACCATCAATTGTGCTACCAGAAACTGTTTTAATATATCTTGATTGATTAGCATTTTCTAACCATTCTTGATATGATAAATAATCAGCACAGTGTTTGCTGTATTCATTTTGATTATAGCAAACATATCCAATAATTTCTTGTCCTTTTGGAATAGAGCTTAATCGAATACTATTACTATCTTCAAAACACACACCTCTGTAACCAATTGGTTCAATGGGTTTATTAAACTGTTTTCCATAATGCGCAGACCAATCATAAAACAAACAATAGGTATCTGCAAAATGCGGTAACTTACTTAATCCACAAAATTCTTGTTCTAGATTGGTGCTTGATAGATAACTTGAAAGAGGAATAGATTCTTGGCTATTGTTTGTATAATAGCAAAAATCTATTGGTGTTTTGCGAATGGTATCTTCCTTTTTCCAATTTACCTTCTTTTGTAACCCTGTTGCCTTTACAATTTGTGATTGCACATATCCCCCAAAAGACCTAAGACAATTTTTAGTTAAAAACATTTGTCGATTGTTTTTGATCATCTGCCAAATAGGATCTTCACAAATAATATTGTTATCTGTGAACATTATTTCAAGGACTGTTGGATTAGCCGTAGCCGCTAGTTTAATAAACCTTTCTAGTTCCCAGTATGTTTCATCTTTACCAACATCTATTTGTTGCACATATTTATATCCTCCAAGAATGTCAGTATTGGCTTGTATGTACACACCTTTGTAATCAAAGTCGGATTCTGGTAAATTAGTGCCATAAGCTCTACTACCAGTTAAGCACTTGAAAATTAAGGGGTGTCCTCTTACATTTGTTTCCATTTTACGTTTTCTTTTTTAATAAATCCAAACAATATTTCTTTTAAACTTAGATAATTCTCAACTGTTTGTTTCAAAGTATCTTTATTTAAATGATGTAAAACTTTAGTCCAAGTCCATTGTTTTTCTGAATATTCAAAACGAAATTCAACCTTTGTTTTCATAGTATTTACTAATTGCTTCAGATGCACTATCGCATTGAACTACATCGAAATCTAAATCTTCGGTCATACTGTTAAACCAACTTAACTCTTGAGTTCCTTTGGTTACAATAATAAATACATGACCTAATTCATCGCCTTTACGTCTGGCACGTCCGAGCCTTTGGATGAGTGATTTAGTTTTACCATAATAGCTGTGCATTATTATATTATCTAAACCACTTAAATTAGCACCTTGCTCTAACATCTTAAAAGATCCAATAACATCTATTTTACCTGTTTGAAAATTAGATAATATCTCGTTGTTCTTTTCAGTACTATTGTGAGAAGTAATACAGTTGGGAGTAATTTGCAACAATGATTCAACACTATTTCCAAACAAAATAGTTCTTGTATCAAGTTTACTTAACAGTTCTTGACACAATGGTATTTTACTTGGTAATGCATATAGAAATC